ATAGTCCCAAGTTTAGTTTTTACGCCATTTGCATAACCGCCAAACCATTTGCCGTTATAACTTGCACAAAACCCAACAAGCCCAACATACCAATCGGGATAGTCATTTGTGTTAATTCTCACAACATTATATTCATCTTTACTAATTGTATATGGTAAATCCGATGTATCTTTTTGAATATGGCGCAATAGAGCAATTAAGTATTTATGAGAATCAGAACCGCGCTTGTATGAGCATTTGATTTTATCAATCATATTAGCACCACCAACAAATGGCTCCCAATAACCACGACAATCAGGCATATTATCAATATATGACTGGATAATAGGCGCAATTTGCTTACTTAGGCGGCTCTTACTTCCAACGTATTTCATTTGGTATCCTCCTCAACTAATAATTGTTCCCATCTATCAATAATAATCTCCATCAGCTTAGTTGCTCCAAATGCTGGCTCCCAGCCTTCATTATACATTGCTTCAAATCCGACACAATCAACAAATGTAATCCAATGATATTTTGTAGCCGTCACCTTAAATTCGTTATTGCCTGTTACGCTTACATTTGCTTTTAGTAAGCTATTACAGATATGGCATACAGTATCAAGCCATGCCTCATAGGTCAATACGTCTTGCATTTATGATTCCCTCCAAGCGTCATAGATTTCAATGACCGGTTCATAACCTTCAGTGTCTATGATAAGCGGCTGATGAAGGTCGAGACTCAAATTAACAAGTTGCTTCAAAGAATTGATATGAATATACGGTCTGATATTTTTGCACTTATCCTGCTTTTCATCCAATTCATATTCATTAAGTACAGGATAATTCTTTCTAAGATCGTTAAGCGTGGGATAATAGTTAGTTTGATGAATCCAGATTTTCATAATTAAAACAACCTCCTGTTCTTTGATAAATCAAGTATACCATAGAATCAGGAGGTTGTCAATACCCTATTTTAATTATTTTTCAATCATTTTCTTTAATTCCGCAAATAGCTCATTGTCACAAACAGGACAAGTAGAATTGATGTCAACTACATATTTTTCGTCAACCATTAAGCCGCAATTTGGGCATTTGATAGGCGCATATTTTAGAGGGCGCTCAGTCCGTTTGCGACGATTTCTTTCTGCTCTGCTCAATTAAAATACTCACTCCAATCAATTTCATTTTCTTTTGGTTTATCAACAATCTCATATCGCTCAATAATAGCTTGTGGCTTAATCTGTCCATTATATTCATTCAATCCAAGCGATACTACCACCTCTATGGATTTACCTTGAGCTGATTCAAATTGACTTGCTTCTTCATTATTAACAAAGAATTTTATGAACTCAATGCCATCCTGAATTAGCTTGACAGTAGTTGAGCGATTACGATATACATACATCTGCGGAGTTGTTAAAATACAATGAAATAACGGCTTGTTTACATCCTTGCCCCATAGGATATTATTTTCTACACACACATTTGCAAGATTGCGTGTGATATTATTAGTCTCGATCTGAGCCGCTACTTCAATATCTGGCTCTACGTCCAAATCAAGCCCATCTAAGAATCGTGCAAATCGCTTTAGATTGCTTTTCTTGACTGTGATACCAGCTGCGGCATCATGGCCTTGACATTTAGCCAATCCTGATTCGTTTATAATCTCAAGCAAATCAATAGGACTACGCATCGAGCCAGACCATGTTGTGCTGTTTAGCTCTCTCAGCAGGAATGTGGGCTTATTATATTTTCCACAGAATTTATTGGCTACAAGCCCTAAATAGGATTTATTCTCAGGTTCGCCAAAGCCTATAATGACCTTGTGAGACGTATCAAGCCCATCTGACAGCTTATCTAAGACCTTCTTAACCTGATAATCTTGCTTAGATTTTACGGCTTTCATAGCCTTCACAGCGGCTTCTGGTTCAATCTTACCAATCAGCGCATCAAAAAATAGCCGCTTAGTAGACTGGTCATTACTACGAGCCAGCGCATTAGCAAGAGGCGCAATACCAAATGCCACACCCTCTGGATTAACACCACGATTACAACAATTTTCTAAGCAATATTTGATGAATGGATTAGTTGGATTGGTCAAGCCGTCATATATATATTTACGATTCTCAGGTGAACGCAAGCTGCAAATATCAGATATCAAGCTAACAGCTACTAGGTCTTTAAAAGATTGGGTCGAACCAAGCGCACAAGCAAATTTTTCTACAACGCCCGTACCAGAGATTGATTTATTGATATGTTCATCCTGTTCATCATTAAATGGGTTTACCACAATAGCACAATAATTATGTGACTCAATGTTATGATGATCTAAAATCAATACGGCAATATTGCGCTGAAACAACTCTTGACATTCTGAGATGTTATTACTTCCAGCATCAGGAACAATAACTAAGCTGGGTGATTCAGCGATAATTTGCGGCATGAGGTCAGATGGTCCATGCTGCTTATTTGTATGATATAGCACTTTAATATCAGTTGCGCCAAATTCACGGCATAGCATATATGTAATTGCCGCTGAACAACTGCCATCATTATCGCTGTCTTGAATAATCACAATCTTTCCATTTGGTATATGATAATTGAATAAGCTAATCGCTTTATCCATATTCTTATACATATCAGGCGATTGATATTCAATACTATCTGGATTGAGATATGCGTCAACATCGACTATACCACAAGCGGATAAGTATTCCCTTAAAAATGTGGCTTCATTAAGGGAATCTAGTAGTGGATGAATCTTAATCTGGATCACCATCCTTTTCTGGTAAGTTGATATATGCCCAATAATCATCGAATGAGACTTCCCACACAGCGCCATCTGTATCCCACCATTGCAGTTCTGAGACAACTCCTTCTCTATCTGTAACTGGGTCATATACTCCAACATCTTGCTCATCAATATTAGCTACACGTACTTCTGTATAATCGCTATAAGCACAACAAACCAACACATCAACATGACGTTCTGGCATTTTGTCTCTCATATTATGCCATTCAATCATTCTTTCTCTCCTCCAATCTTAAATGGTCTGCCTTTCTTAGCTCTAAGATAACCAGAACGATATGCTAGAGCAATAGCCTTAATTGCATCACTTTCTGGAACATATGGGGCATAATCATTTTGTGGTTCATATTGTAGCTCAAATACGGTTGGCAATAATTTGTGATATTCTGTCCTCATACACATGTTTTCAAGTTTCGGCTTAAGCATGATATAGATTTCATCGTCAGACAAAGCAGTTCCCTCATATAACACAAGGTCATCTTCTGACATAATAGTATAATAATTTTTTTCCGTTTTAATATAATATCCACCGAATGCTTCACACATAACTTGTCCAAGCAGAACATTTGGTGAATTGTTAAGTGCTACCTGATCTCCCACTTTGAATTTACTCATAATATAATTAACCTCCTTGCTTCAGCATTGACTTTTCTTTTGCGCTTAATCGCCATGTTGGTGTATACTCGGTACAAAGATGCGTTCCCTTAATTTTCTTAACATATATTAGCTTAATCTCTGTATCTAGCCTCTTTGATTTATTTTGCATACCATTATGCGTCTTTGTACTGCCCTTTGTTTGTCCTATATACTCCCAATTATCAGCTTTATACATACATCCTTTTCTTGTTTCGTTCTCAATAACAAATGTTTCAAATCCATGAACACGCACATGATACTGCGTTTCCCAATCTGCGGCGATTTGTTTGCGCCACATAGCTAAAATCTGCGTACCAAGATTAGGCAAGTTATTTTCCAACCGAAACACAGTATTGTTAATAATTGAGTTAAGCGCGACCCTCTTATTTTCTTTTGTCAAGCCGAAATAATCATCTCTGGCTTTTACAGCATATACAGCAGATGCGCCAGAAATAATCCCAACTGTCTCACCATCTAATTTTATAAGATAATGAATTTGCTGACCAAATGTACCATGATTCGGTATATAATGCCTATCTCTAATTTCTTGATATTCTGGATTGCTACGTTTACATCTTATCAGCTCTACATTATATTTCATAAATAATAAAAATCAACCTCCTTATTGTTGATATAGTGATTATATCATAAAGAGGTTGATTTGTCAAGTATTAAATTTATTTGAATGTCGTGCCATCCCAAGGGTTATATTCATAACCGCAATGAGGGCAATAATTGGACGTACCAATAATTTCTTTGCCGCATCTAGCGCACTTAAATACATAACCGAAACAATCATCAAATTCATCTGTTGGAATCCAAGACAATTTGTCGTTAATAACATCTTTTGGTTTGTTGCCATCTTCGTCAACTGATTTATATCTGTCACAATATTCTTTACGTCTAGCATCACATATGCTTGGCTCTTTCTCACCCCAACATTCTGTCACTTTTACATCTTTCCATTCACCACATATACACTTATAGCGGATGCCATCATGCGCATACTTGCATTCGCCTCTCATACTCTTACCCTACTTTCCCATAATTTCATTGCTTGCCCATATGGTATATCCATCATATTGCATTTATACATATCATAACTTTGATTATTATATACTATACTGACCGAAAAATATGGCTTTAACTTAGCCACCAACTTCTTCATCTTGACAACAAAGAACTTAAATTCATCATCGCCTACTTGCTTATAATCGCTATCCATACATAGCACCACATCATTCACACCTAGCTCTAACAATAGCTGTATATGTTGTTTGCTTATATTAGAGCCAAAGACGGATAGAGCATTATCTATGCCGAACGATGGTGCTTTTAGCACCGATTTTTCACTCTCAAATAGCACTACTTGGCGCGACTTTTCAATAGCGGCTTTATTTTGGTCATAGCCATATAGACAAGCAGATGATGGGAATTTAAGAACTGTTCCATCTAATGTACATATTGGTCTATATTTGCCCTTAACCACATCTTGCTCTCTTGTATATCGCCCCCTTACACCTACCAGCTGTCCATTAAATAGGACAGGTATGGAAATACACGCCTGACGCGCATACCAGCCTATACCAAATTTATCAAGTATATCCGCTGAAATTCCATAATCCAGCCATTCTTGCGGATATAAATGGTCAAACAGGGATAATATAGACTTGTCATATGTCAAGAGCTTATCTGGCTCTGGCTCGGCATTGGGTAGAAATCGGCGCAATTCAGCCCAATTATCAAGCTGCTCATTTTGCTCTATTTGCCCTACTTGCAGATGCAGGACAGAGCAGATATATGATACAGCTCGATTGAAGTCAAGATGCTTAATGTGCTGAACTAGAGATATAGCATCACCTGAAAAGCCGCAACTCCAACAGTGGAATGAGCCAGATTCTATATAATACCATAATTTTGGCTTATGCTTATCCCAATCAGCACCCCAATGGCAAATTGAGCCAAATATCAGATTATTACTATCAACCTTCATCAATGGCGCACCTAGAGCATCCATTAACTCTATAATGCGGTCATCGGTTAGCTGAGATTTGAGAGATGTAATGTCAATCATTCTTCTTATTACGTTAAAAATACTGCAATAGTTGCAACCATACAAGTGAATGCAAGTAGCCCACAACCTAGACAACACAACATCAGCGAACTGAGCTGCTGGTCTTTCTTATAGTAGATACCACCAACAACAATGCCTAAGATCGCACCAATTAAGCATTTAATAACCACAAACCATAACATCAGTTATTCTCCTTATTATACCACCTAACAATTTCCTCTGGTATATATCTCTGCACCACTTTGACAAATGGCACATCATCATGATATAACCCAATCACAATGTCGCAGTCTTGAGAATATGGTACATCAACTAATAGCTTATCTGCATTTGCGGCAATATCTTTGGCACATAGTTGCAGCATTTTTACTCTATCTTTCATTTAGCATACACCAACCTTGTCTTAGTTAATTGATAAGGCTTATCAAATTTTGTGGTCACAAAACAATCCTTTGTTCGACCTGTATTCAAATCAAGATTAAAATATATCTTAATGCCCTGTTCAACTTGTGAAAAGCGCATCTTGTAGAGGTGCAGTACACGAGATGGCTTAGGATTATTTGGATATTTCTCCATTATCATATCAGCTATCTCTTGCTCTTTACGGCGCAATGGCATGATTACACCAGCCACATCAGCCTTGTTTTGAATCGCTCTTGAACCAGCTGCAACACCGCTATCCATAATTTCTTGTGTCATAGCATTGGCGTTGACCTGAGTAAATGTCAAGACAGCTATATTATATTCAACAGCTAAATCCTTGAGCTTACTTGCTATACCAGATAGTACCTGATCTGAACGAGTAGATACGCCATTCTTTTTAGCTAAATCACTTGATACAGATGAGGATTCAACGATATAATCATAACATAGGAAGCCTACTTGCTTGTTTACTACATAATCCTTTACATATGATTCAATCAAATCAACAGTATAATTAGGCATTGTGACGATATATAGCTTAGATTCATGCAGAATTTTAATGGCCTCATCCACACGTTCTTCTTCGCCTTCTTCATACCGCCCATTCAAGATGCTAAAGCATGGTACACCGCTAATTGTAGCCACAATCTTAGGCGTGATTTCAGTATCGCCAGCCATCTCAAATTGGAGATATAGACCAGCCTTATGCTGATAGCATGGATTATCTACATATTGCCCTTTGTCTATATCATAGATTCTTGGACAGCATACTTGCACAAGATTAGCCAAGCCAATAGTTGACTTGCCTACGCCTGAGCCGACTGAATAGATAGATAGCTGCCCCGGAATCCAACCTCTAGCCGCTGTGTTTAGATATTCACTAAAGGTGGTTGCGCCAAATAGCGGCTCTTCCTTGAAGCCCTCTTTAACCGCCTCAAATCCATCACCAGCTTTTAGCTCATCTATGTCTTTATCTTTATAGAATTGCTTCTTTATAGCTATCTGCTGTGCGTCAAAATATTGTACTATATCCTCTATGGTTGCTTTGTCATCTTGCTCAAATTTGTCTACGTTATAGCCAGCATTTTTATATGAACGAAGTAATGTGGCGCGACGTACATTGTTGTAATATACTTCAAAATTGCCTACATTAGCAAGTTGCTTGACTGTATCAATAAAGCCGGTTAAATCATTTTCCTTAAATATCGTTTCAACTGCCTTGTTGTTTTTACACAAATTGTATATGTCTAAATCTGCAATAGTTTCTGCGCCGCGTTTAGCAAGCGCAGAAATAGCCTGATACAACCTAATATGAAATGTATTTGATTGAAAATCATGAACGGATAATGGGTATTTTTCTGAAAGTGCAAGACTTGGTTTAATCATCAATGCACCAAGTAATAATCTGGCACTTGTGCTATCATACAACATCTTTTGTTAATTCCTTTTCTTGCTTTTATCTATTGGCTCTGTCAGTGCCTTTTCAATACTCCATTTGCTATCATTTAATCTACTAAAGAGCGTTTCTGGACTCATATTTAATTCACGTGCCCAATCTGTAACAGTTTGTCTTTTGCCATTAAATTCAATATATCTTTTACCCTTTTCAGATTTTCCAACTTCTATATTTACACAATCCTCTACGCTATAATTTAAATGATTTATTCTAGTTGACATAGTGTTATATTTGTTATTTGTCATTTTTGCTAATTCTGCAACAGTAACAAACTCATCTCCATATTTTACAATATGATTGTTACTTCTATTATTACTTTGTACAACAAAATCAACCCATCTACAATTACTTGGCTCATAATTACCATTAACATCAATACGGTCTATTGTCAACTTATCAGCATATCCATTTGACATAGCCCAATTACGAAAAATTTCGTAGTCGTTCCAGTCATCACAAACACTAATTCCTCTTCCACCATATATATTATAATTTTTATGATTAGGATTGTTGCATCTCTGACGCATTCCGCACCATATTCTATATAATCTTGTTCCACTTTCTCCATGTGTTCCGCAATGATTTATATTCGTTTTGGCTTTTAAACATCCGCAGCTCCTTAATTTACCATTCCTAATATCTCCACCAGCACCAACGATAATCTTTTTAGACCCACAAGAACATTTACATTCCCACATTGCCTTCTTTTTTATACGAGACAATTCTTCATTTATAGTTACTACTGTTAACTTGCTGTTTGGTACTCCGTGCTCCCACATTTTCCATCCTGTCATGTCGATAATTTTTCCCATTTTACAAACTCCTTATATAAAATTAAAACAGAATAGTAATTGATTGGGAGTTCATCAATCAAAACGTCTTGCAAGACCGCTGTCCTATTCTGTTTCTTTAATTATACCATATTTAGTTGTATTTGTCAAGTATTATTTTTAAAAAATTTTGATGAGCAAACAACCTAATAACAATCTAACGGAATTTTGGTCATAGAGCAATGATTATTCCTCCTTGCTCAATTCATCTAATTCACAAAATGTGCCTTGCCAATACGGACAATTTGTATCAGGAGCAGTGCATTTAGCACTATCTTTATACGGACACATAATCATTTCCATTTCAACGCTTGCCCACAACATTCACAATATTGCATATATGAGTTTACATCATGACCACACAACTGGCAAATACCAAAATCTTTACACCATCCAACCGAGCGCACACCAGCGGCATATATGGGGATTTGTTTCTGCAATGCTCCAACAATAGCTCCCATATATGGCTCAATATCGTTTGTATCAAGCATACCGCTAGTTAGAGCATCAAGAGCCTCATCGTATTCATTGACAAACTTCTTCATCGTCAATCCTCCGGCAATTCAATATATGCCCAACGGTCAAGATCTGATGCACCAACATATTCTATTTCACCGTCATAATATTTCCAACATCCATTTTCGCTATATTCCATAATATAAACAAAATTCTCGTTGTATTGGTCATAATAATTCGGCATCGCAACAAACACAGGTTTGTTAATTGGGGGCAATTCTTCACTTACTTTATACCATTTCATCATCATCAATCACCTTGACAATCATATTATCTTCATGTGCTCTAAAACAATGGAAATCAGGGCAATGACCACAACTTTCAGCGATGTCTTGATGACGCTCATCGTCATGTAATCTACATCCAGATGGTTCGGTATCAACAATAAGACCAGCTTCATCATACACCGGCTCACGAGCGACATAAATGCAGAAATCACAACAAGCCAATCTCAGGCATTCTTCAGAACATCCAATCATTTTATGTTTCATCTAATTAAATCCTCTTTAGATAAGCCCATTATACCCAATAAATCCTTACCACTCTCATCTGTTAGAGTAAAAGATTCTCCGTTAATTCCAATAACGAGATACTTATGTCCTCCGACAGTTTCATGAGTAATATATCGAATACTTGAAATATCGACATACATCTTAGTAGCGTCATAGCCAATATCATATCCCGGATAGTATTCAATTAAAATCATCCAAACACATCCTCCTCATCATTCTTTTTAATAATCACATTAACCCCATCTTCAGCTTGCCATTGCTGTATATTCTGCTTTACCTGATTTAGCCAAGCATAATATTTTTTGCATTCATCATATTTATACTTGACCAGTCCAAGTGGTGATTGAGATATATCCAATCCTTGCTCTTTATGGATATATCTGATAGTATAAGCAATGCCGCCATATGTCATATCAGGATTATCTTTCATCAACTGAGTAAGCTGGATGCCTACAAGTCGCATATTGGCATTAGGCGCTACTTGGCGTATATAATCTAGTAATTTGCGCCTATCATCTTTTGATTCTGGCTTTGGCTTAACGATACGAGCATTGATATAATCCTGCTTACATTGCTCGCAGCAGAAATAGAATTTAGGTTTATATTCGATTGCATCTTGTTTTGGCGTTGATTTACCGCATTGGCGGCATTTAATTGTAGGTGGCTTGCTCATTCGCTGACCACTCTTGCCGCGTTTACTCTAAGGTCAATACGACGAGCTTTAGCAATCGCTTCATCAAAAGAATCGGCTTCAACGTAAATGTACGTTTTCTTATTGCCATTGATATAGTCATAATACCACGCTTCCCATTTCATTGTCATTACCTCCATCTCTTTGATAATCCAAGTATAGCATATATTGATTGATTTGTCAAGAGGAAATTATCTCATATTCTAACATCCACTTATCAATTTCTTCTTGGTTCATAGACGCATCTGTTCTTTTACAATCAACCACTCTAAGACCGTTAGGATGCGTTATAACCCGATTTTGCTCTATGCTATATCCAGCATCGTATTTAAGCCGCAATCGGCATATACAGCCTTCACAGCCGTTAGGACGCTTGATAGTAAACACCCTAGGCGAATCGCCGCATATGTTCAAGAACCGGCTCGAATCCAGCCATTGCCCATCCATTTCTGTGTTCATACTATCAGCCGCATTATCTTCAACTATACGGCAATATTGTACATTATAATACAATGATTTTTTCCATTCATTGATATTGCCTGATACCAATAGCCTAGTAGGTATATCAGATTTTTTCATTGTATAATAATGTTTATTTTTGACATATATATAGCTGTCTATTCGTGGATGGATATATTGCGCCATATTGAGCCATGATTTGATTTGCGCCTCATTCCATTTGCGGCTTAATGTTTGGCTCATGGTGAGGCATTGATTATTGGTGATGACGCTGAATTTAGCTTTCATATGGGTCTGATATAAGTCGATTCGCAGCTCTTGTAGTTGAGCTACACATAGAAATCTATTCAAGCATCATCACCTACTTTGCCATCACTTCGATCTAAAAATTACAACCATGGATGGAAATGGGGCTGAATTTTTACATCCACCAAATTTGAGCCTTCCTTTAATAAAACGAATCTCTGTATTTAGCTTATTATAAATATAATCATGGAACCAGCGTGTATCAGTTCTAGCCGGTAACAACATCACTACAGTAGCAGAACCAATTTGCGCTGAAATATAAGCGCGTCGCACCCACTCACCAATTCTACGCCCATACGGAGGATTGCACCATACAGTTCCAATCCAAGGGCGGATCAATCCATCAATCTCTTTAGTGTAATAGTGTTCACACTTATGATTGTTTTCATCAGCACATACATCTAATGTGAAATGAAATTCATCATTTAGTTTATCGAAAAAATCTTGCGGCGTTGACCAATTATCTGTTGCGCTTGAGAACATTACATCTGTATTCATATTTTTATCACCTCACAGATATTATATAATAAAAAGGCGGGATTGTCAAGCCCCGCCTTTAATATTTTTTATAGATTAGCCAAATGGATTCTCGTCGGAATCATCCCAAGGATTTTCTGATTCAGCAGGAGTAGGCGTATCAGTAGGTGTAGTATTGAACACATCGCCAAAATCAGGGATAGGGTCATTAGCAGGAGCGGTTGTTGTCTTAGTGGTGGTTAGTCTCTTAATCTCTCTGATTGTGAAATCGCCACTACGAATCTTGTCTACACTATGGAACATATCTGGTTTACAGCTAACAGCGACCTTGCCATTCTGTCCTACAAATTCCTCCTCGCGGAATGTTGCGCCAACCAGCTTCTTCACAAACTGCTGTTCATGCTCCTCGTCCCAAACAAATCCCTTGTTGCTATTCTGAACAGCGGTCACAAACTGCTTAAAGAACGGAAGGGCGCGTTCATTATTTGTATCATAAGACTTAGAGAATCTGCCGCCCCACTTCTTATTCTCGTTTGTGTTTGCCTTATAACGCTCATTATAATAATCCTTGTATTCACCTTCTGCGATGTCATAGTAGAAATCGAGCCGGTTATATTCAGGTACATCGACAACCTTCAAAATTCGAAGGACGTAGCCTCCGACTGGCAGTCTCTTATAACTGCCGCTTCCTGCTTCCTTAACCTTGCTTAGATCAACTTTCTTCATAATTATTTACCTTTCTGAAATTTAATGAATTTTATATTTTACTCAGCTTTTTTAGCTGGAGTAGTAGATTTAGTCTTGGGCGCACTTGTCTTTCTTAGCCCATAATATTCTCTGATTGTATCATCAACCATCTTGAGGTCATTATCAATCTCAAGAGAATCAAACATACCCATTGGAGACTTGCATGGATTCGATCCATCAGACTGTGTGATAAAATAATGCTTGCGCTCGTCTGCTTTACATAGCAGGACAATACTAAACAGCCCTTCTACTGTAAGCTGCTGGTCTAGCATCTTACCAAGCGTCTTAGCCTTTACCTTACCATTTTCATCAGTATCAATATGCTGCATAATATATACAATCGTGTCAGGACTGGTATCTTCCTGAACGACACGTAACATATCTTCATAGTTCTTAGCCATCGTAGTGAACTTTCCATACCCGACTTCATTTACCTTATCAAAGCTCTCAAATGCCATAAGATACTGAGCATCATCTACGACCCAACTTAGTTTCTTTCCGCTACATACCGCGCCTTTGATACTGGCATATGTTGCCTTATTCATACTCTGTAGCTTATTTACATTTCTGAACGGCAACGGCTTAGATGCTACATTCAGGATACCAACATCCTCTTGCTTGAAATTTCTAAGTGACGCTGATTTACCAGAGCCACTTTCACCTAAAATAAGAACTGCTACCCCAATTAAATTGCCTCCTTTTTAATCTTCTTTTCAAGTGCTGTGGAATCAATACCAACTTTGTGGCAGATATAATTCACAGCATTAGCATTACCAAACCGCCAATACATATCATTCTTGTCAGTTGCTTTATTATTATCTGCACTATCTCTCAACAGAGTTTCAATAGCGTTAATAAATTTCTTCTTTGAAATCAATCCAAACATTTACTTAATCCTCCTTATTCTCATTCAATTTCTTTTAGCCAAAAATCATGGCGGCACTTATCACACACTCCTCTATCTTCGCAATCTATCTGAGATTCACCATGAATCAATCCAACATACAGCTAACATGGCGCAAGAGTTGGCAATCCATCATCACTAATCTCAGCATCAAGATATTGCTTCAAAAATTCACTCTGTCTTGTTTTGACAGGATGTTCTTTTGCCCATTGTTCTACAGCCAATACTTGTCTGATGCGGTTATCTTCGATATCATCATCACAGCACCAAAATAGAGGGCAACTCTCTCCGCAAACATTATCATCACACAATTTCCTTCTTGCTCTCAAAAATTCAATAGTATCCATTATTTACGCCTCCAATTTCTTCCAACATTTCATCTCCACAATTTTTTCGTTCAGCGTCACCCATTCACCATTTTCATCCTTTTTCATTTTATTTTTCTCTTGCAATACCACCCTTGCTACATCACCTTTTGATAATTGATGATTCGTCCAGAATTTTTTATTAGCTCTATATGTGCGTTCTGCTCCATAGCACAGATTGTAACCGGTGATATAAGCCGTACCATATCCTGTTGTTTTGACATCTAGCACTAGCCAATCATTAGGGTCTGAATTGGGGTCATTTATTGTGCAATATCCTAGATACTCAAGTTGCCATTTAATACGGTCAACAATAGTCGTTGGTTTGATATTGGCTTGCTTGATTAAAGCCGTTATCAATGCTTTATTGTCAATCTCTCTAAATTGCTTCTCGGTTTCTTTGCCACAACACGGTCTAATCGCATCTATCATTATATCATCAAATGATGATTTTGTCAATACCTTTGCTGAAATATATTTTTGATAAATCTCATATTCAGCAATGAGCCGATTTGGTTGAGCAAATTTATTAAAATATCCAAGACGGAATAGGATTTCAATGGCTTTCTTATTGATTCTGGGGTCATCCATAAGGGCTTGATATAGAGCGGCACGATTCTTTATATTAGACTTTCCAAGCTCATATAGTGCCTCTGGTGTACTCTTAGGCATATCTTTAATAGATGCCATAGTCTGTACTATACAGTTGTTAGCACGATCTATATTGAACGCTCGATTATCGTCACCAAATTGAATATCTTTTAGCTTGTAGCCGCGCTTTAACATCTCTTGTTTAATGAGTGCAACCTTGTCTTTTTCGCCCTTATCAGTAAATCGTTGAAGAACGCACTTATAAAATTCAAGTGGGTAATGTGCTTTGAGATAAGCAATCGTTACGCTATCAATAGCCATACAATAAGCATGGGCTGAATTGAAGCCATATGCGGCGCTATTCTCAATGATTGTCCATACTTTATCAGCAAGCTCATGTGCCTTGTTATCATCATCCGTTTCGCCAGTATCAAGAATGGCTTGAGCAAAATTCTTGATAAATTTAGGCTTTGTGTCCTTGATAATATAATCCTTTTTCTTACTGATTGCCTTGATAATAGTATATGTCTCAGACATAGGGAAGCCAGCAAATCCAAGGACTTTCATTAGAGATTCTTGATATAGAATGAATGATGATGAGCAGTATTCATCTTGAAGCAAATCGTCAAGCGCCTTGATGCCATAATCAAAATGCTGCCGTTGTTCAAACGTCTGATACATAGATTGAAAAGACGGCCTGATTGCAGCTATGAACTGGGTCAACTCAGCAATATTCTTTGGTTTATATCGCATTACTTTTTGGGTTGACTTTGGCTGTTCGCACTGATTGACGCATTGTGTATAACCATCAGCATAAATCTGCCATGTTGCATCATCATGTGCAATTTTTTCAAGAAGCTGGTTGACAGTAAACGGCTCGATTCCAGCCTCTTTATAAATATCATATGTCAAACCGATTGAATCAACAATAAGATAGTCTTGTTTTAGATAGCCAAAAGCATCAATCGTACCTGATTCAATATTGGCTACAAGCACCTCTTTGCCGGTTGCTTCTGATTTACACAAACTGATACCAATATCAGATTCAATGTCACCCTCATAACACAAGCAACCACAGGGATGCCCCTTTGCAGTATCATAAATACCTAGATATTTCTTACATCCATCTACAAGCTCTTGATATTTCGGCTCGATATATTTATGAATATCAACTGTTTCACCATCTTCAGCGTGTTTCTTAGCTGTTTCATATCGGTCAATCTGCTTACTTACTTCATTAGCTGTATCAGGCTCGACATTATATGCTCTTGCATACATTTTCCATGCGGCTTTGAATTTAAGCGTACCAAGAGCCAATAGGTCATATGTGCCAAGTTCGCCTACTAGGTCGCGCTGTGCTTGAATGAATGGCTGACGGTCACTGACGTTGTTATCAATATCAGGCGGAGTATGGCTATCTAAAACGCGCTCTTTAGTCAAGAATCGCTCTGAATACATAAGGACAGGACTATTGACCTTATCAACCTTAGTAAGCCTCAAGAGCTTATTGAGATACATAGATACAGCAGAGCCGCGCCCTGATGGAGTCAAGATACCGCCATATTTCTCTTGTCCGCGCTTCATTACCATATAGGACAAGATGAAATAATCAGCCATATTACAAGCCTCTATTTCACCTATATCATGCTTGATCTCTTGATAATACTGTTGCAGCTTATCTTTGTTAATATCGGCTTTTTGCAAGAACCATTCATCTTTAAGAATCTGCTCAAAGATATGGTTGCGTTCTTCTTGTGTCTTATTACGCAGCTCTTTGATAACAGGGACTTTCAATGAGCGGTCGAGCTTTATGTCCTCAAATTCAAACAACACATTAGTATTATTGATAGCGGCTTTAATCTGACCGTCTGTCAATACGCCTTGTTGCTTAAATCGCTCAAATAGCACATCATATGTTGGATAGTCCATATACCATCCATCTTCATCTTCATAATGGATATTGCCTGATTTGAGCAATTCATCTCTATCAAGCATTTGTGATTCAGTGATAACATGGCTATCACAACCAGCGATAATTGGCACAAGCAATTCTTCACTAATTTGGATGATGCGCCGATTTAGTTCTTTCTGTTCTGGTGTATTATGGGCTTGAACCTCGAGATAGAAATGAGGAAATTTCTGCACCAAACATCTAACTATATCGCCAATGTCATCATATTTATTCCAGAACGCAATACAAGCAGTTGTAATCATCACATCATCTATTGGCAACTGGACAATCAGCTCAAGGTCTATACGAGGACGCGCATAATATCCATCCTTGTTTGCAATAGATAGAATTTTATTGATTGCTTTGCGCCCTTTATCAGTTCGCGCCAATAGCACAATATGGCAGTTGCTTCTATCAGGCTCATGTCTGTCTTTTACCCAGTATGCTTCAGCACCATATATCCATCTGATATTCGTACCGTTCTTCTTATTAAATTTTTCTAGGTCATCATATTGCTTGAAATAATTACCGGCCCATCCATGCTCTACTGTGGTATAGATACATGGCTTATCGCCATAGCGTGATTTTAGCTCATTCCAATAATCTATTGGCAAGAGCGGACTATCTTTTAACCATTTATTGCTTAGAGATGTATGCTTATGGTAATTTACCCAAATTGGCTCATTCATCACTTCATCAACTCGAATACATCTTCTTTTTCTTCATACTGAACAATCTGTCCGAGATAATATTCCACTATTTCATCAATGGTGCTAAGTAAACAAACAATAATTGTGCCATCTTCCTCGGACGCTTCACGGCTTGTCATTGTGATTACATAATGATAGCGATCTTTTTGATGAACCTCAAGCCGCATGAATCCCTCAAAGAACAGGTCTTTATCATTTGTTCCACGAATAACATCAATAGCTTCCATCTTCCGCTTTAGTTCAACCTGAAATACACCAGCTTCATTCTTGAGCTTGATGATGTCGCCAACTTTGTATTCCATCTTTTTATTCCTCCTTATTTATGATACACCGGACATACACACCCATCACCATTTTCAGCCTTGAAATAAATTGGGCTGATTCTATTTGCCGCAGTGTCCATAATTACTTACTCCTTACTTTTTTTGTCAGTTCTAAAATCTACCAATCTATTGTTAGGGTCGAAATCTGTAGACGGCTTAGGCATGATGCTATCTATCATATCATTAAACCATTTATAGCTATGCAATCTGTCCCACAAATTCTTACATTGTTCTTCTGTAAGAGCTGGTAACTTGAATTTATCGTCCATAATAACAACCGCCCCTTTCATTTGATACTTGGATTATATCATAGATTGGAGCGGTTGTCAAGATGGTTTATTTAATTTTTTTCTATTGATTCACCAACAATTTCAAATAAATGCGGGAACTCAGGAAGCAATATAATATTTCGTCCAAGTAGAGTAAGACGCAAAACCTTCATCCACGCTTCGGCATCTTTACTCTTTATACCGTCTTTGAAGCTAACAATATATGTGCCACCATCTTGTAGAGATTTGACGGTTCTAATTTCTTCATCATTCATATGAATACCTTCTGATCTTGCTGAGTACATACAACTCTACTTGATTTACCTTGTTTGATTAGCTCATCTTGTAGAGTATTAACAAATTCCACTTTGCTTGAAAATTCACTATGTACTAAGCACAATTTATCATAATCTATATTCTGGTAATATTGCATTAGCTGGTTATAATTAGCATGAGACGAAAATGTATTTAAGCAATATATCTGAGCATTGTTTTGAATCATCTCACCATCAAGCATGATTTCTTTTGCACCATGCTTGATTTCATATGCAAGCGTATTAGGACTAGCATAGCCAGAGAATAGCACGGCATTACGGCTATTAGGCAGGATATATTTGAGATGCGCCAAAGCCCGTCCAGCATTGAGCATACCACTACTAGCTACTATAATAGCTCGTTCGTTTGATTGCTGAATTACTTGGCTTTCTTCCCATGATTCAATTAGCCGCAAGTTGAGCTTATCTTCATAATCTAGTTGCTCTGACCATGCTCTATAAATACGACAAGCAAGCGGCGAATCAAGATAAACAGGAATCATCTGTTCATCAATCTTGCGCTCTGTGGCTCGTGTGCGCCATAGAACATCAAGAATATCCTCTACGCGCTGCAAGCTAAAAGCTGGCATCAAAATACGGTTATATTGGCATATAGCCGCATTGATAATCTGCTCATCATACCATCGGTCTTTCTTCGTGCTATAGCATCTAGTAGGGTCACTATATGTGCATTCACCAACCACTACATTACATCTTGGCAATGTCTCGATTGGTGGCACAGATACGCTCTTAGCCTCTGTATTGAAATCGCCTGTAAAGCCAATTCGCTTGATGCTATACCCTTGTTTGATTTCCAACACGGCTTGAGCCGAATGAACAATATGACCAGCATGATAATATGTTAGCTTTGCACCGCCTACAATGGTTGTAGGAACGTCAAACGGCACTTCGACAAGCCATTGCATTACCTTATCAATATCCGCCTCAGTAGCCAATGGCGGTGCTTTGATACCATGCTTGTTCTGCATCTTTAAGCTATCCTGTGCCATGATTTTAATACAATCATCCATCATTATCTTGAGGATAGGGATTGATCCTTGAGGGATATAGATATATGCTTGCATACCCATGGCAACAGCGGCAAGAACACCCATACAATGATCGTAATGGCAATGTGATATAATAACACCATGTACTGTCTTTGGCTTAATTTTCTTCATCTGATCACGATTAGCGCGATAATCAGCTACTAGATTATTTGTCTGAATTAGACCCATATCAACAGCTAATTTAATATTGTCGAATCGAACAATCGTGCATGAACCTGTTACAGATGCGGCATTACCACCAATAAAATGTAGATATGGCTTGGATGTGCCAGATGATTTAGCTGGCATTAGCACCATCCTTCCTCATCTTTAGCACATTTCTCAGCACACAATCCATACAATTCAAATCAGCATCATTCCACATTTTATCACGCTGTGCTGTCATGCGTGGGTCGATTTTCACATATCGGTCACAATCAGATTGATAATCACAACGGTTACAGGGGATTTCGTAAATGTGGGACGGGCGCTTACTCATAATCATCATCCTCATATTCAGGCTCTGAGCTTACATCAAATCCAATAGCTTGCGTCATCTGTGGACTTGGTTTAATCGTCTCAGCAGCAGCTTGCGCCTCTCTCTGGTCAAGCTCTAAATCAATCTGCATACGATTGATATGCGCATTGATAGCAGATGAAATCCATGCGACCACAGAATCAATAAGCGGCATAGCGGCTGATACAAACAATATCGAGCCGCCAGCAATCCATAATGGCAATAGATTATTCTTGTCTTTCATACATTGCCTTTCTTGATTTCATATAGCATTAAACAGAACCATAGCAACATACATACAACCAACCGCCACACATCATCCATTCTTTTTACCTCTTGTATTGGCTTCTGTTACCTTGCTCTTAATAACCTCTCTAATTGTTTTAGCAGATGTTAAGCCGCTTGTCAGCTTATCAATCTCATAGATGCAAGCATCCCAACCTGTCATTAAACCTTGATTAAAATAGCTCTGGAATTTAGGCTCAAGTTCGGCTTTCAGTACATCATGCAATTCATTATCCGACATATGTTCCCTCCCTATATGGAATATCACAATTTGGACAATAGACATTTGTTAGCGTTTCATAACATGGCTCATCTAGCTCAGTATGCAACTCTCTATGTATATATCTCTCTAGCTTACAACCACAAACGTCGCATCTCCCCATAGCGTCTAGCTGAACTTGAGCATAAACAGCAAGCGGTAGACATTTTAAGCTAGATAGATATACTAGACAATCAGCCGCAATGTCCTCGTCAGCGCCTTTATAATGCTCTACAACAGCATCTACGACTTCATTGTGCATATCGGTCATTCTACTAGCTCCAAATTTGTATAATTTACGACATATAGATAACTGGTCAGGTTGCTTTCAATTAGCGCACATTTCTTACTATTCTTACCAGATAAATAACCGATATATAATACTCTGTATTTATCATCTGGTGTTGGAAATGTCATAGAAGTATTTGCCTGAACAACACGGATAATATATTCTACTGGAATACTATTTTCTTCAAAGAAGCTCTTAGCCTCCATAGAACTATATTTTTCTTGAGTTTTTGTTGTTACAATATCTCCAACCTTAATTGCTCTTGGCTTCTTTACTTCAGACATTCTTTCCTTCAGCTCATCAATTCCAACCTGTAGCCGCCAATCATCGTCAGGATGACAACGAGTCTCGACCTTCTTACTATCCTTACTCGTCATCGTCATGCGATTGCCCTCAATATGCAAATCATAATCACCCTCTAGCCACTTAGGAGCTAGATTCTTTTCATAGAATTTGTATTCTAGCTTCATATCTTTCTTTTTCCTTTCCTTCATAATTTCTTCGTATAGACTATTGAATACATCGTCCCACATTATTATTTTATCCTCCTCAATTAAAAATTAACAACGCTCATTGCGTTGACAGCTCTCTGCTCAGTGCGTTTAACATACCTAGATGTAATCTGGATTCCGCTATGCCCCATTGCCTTGCTAATTACCTCAATAGGTACATCAGCCTCAGACATCATAGTAGCAAATGTGCGGCGCATCGTATGATTGCTGATATGCAATTCCTCCCAATTCTCAATACCAGATTTTCTAGCACATACCTTGAGCATTGCACTGGTATTCTTACCGTCCATTTTATTTCCTCTGTTGCCAACAAACAGATATTCACAACCATCTTTGCGCTCATTGGCAATATAGCTATCAATCAACTCAATCGTCTCGTCAGCCAAGCCAACGAGTCTATCCTTGTCTCCCTTACCACGGATGACCAGTACATTATTGCTACGGGATTCATACTGTTCGAGCGTGATATTGGCAAGTTCATGGATACGCAAGCCGGTTTGAGCAAGCATCATGATAATCGCCTTATTACGCTCATTGGTTGCAGCATTGACCATTGCTCTGACCTGTTCGCCATTAAGAGCCGACTGCTCACGATTCTTAATCTGTGGTGCTTCAAGCATCTCAGCTGGATTGCGGTTAATGAACTCATTCCTATAAAGGAACTTGAAATATTCACGAACCGCAGATGTTCTCTGAGCAACAGATGCAGAGCTAAGATTGCTCATGCTGGACTGCCATAATTCAAGGTCAATCGGCTTGATTTCGGCTTCTGGTTTGTTGACATAATCCAAGCAATTCTCAATCGCCTTGGTATATTCACGAATAGTACCTTCGCTACGATGCTTTGCCTTGAGACTCATAACAAACAGTTCATTCATAATGTTCCGCTCCTTTATTTGATGATTTAAGTATAGCACCATAGCGGCGATTTGTCAAGGGTTCTTTTAGAAAAATCCCTATAATCTTTCGACCATAGGGATTAATAGGAGGATTATTTACTCATTGATTTCTGCCTTTAGTGTGCTTGCTGTCTTGAACACCAAAGCATATTTGGCAGGAACTTCAATGGTTTCACCAGTCTGTGGATTGCGAGCAGTACGAGAGTCACGCATCTTGGTCGCAAACTTGCCAAAACCATGAATCACTACATCTTCATGCTGGACTAGGCTATGTCTGATATAGTCAATGAATGTGTCTACAATCTCAGTAGTATCCTTGACCGTATTCTCTGTGCTGTCTGCTACAAACTTGATTAGTTCCTTCTTGGTCATAAATTCCTTTTAATTTCCTTTCAATTTCTAATAAAATTTTATTAAAACAAGTCGCAATGTTCATGCGCATATTGACTTGATATATAGGGTTATTGTTCCACTATCAACTACTTACAGGGTCCTCTTACCCAAGCCCTATATTGTTTTGCGCGGAATAGGCATTCACCGCGCTATGAGTCTGCCGCCGCTCACTCTTTGTGATTACTTATTTGAATCCAGTCAACCTTGATTTAACTAGTATCATCAAGGAATTAAGGCGTTGCCTCATAGCATCAGGTGGTCAACCATCAGCTATTCAGCAACTAGCATTACAACCTATAAACTAGATTGAGATTCATGTGACCAAATCATTATCTCAACCTTACAAATCTAAGGATTTTAAGATTTTCTTAGGTTTACATCTGGGACAGTTACAATGCTGAGCATAGCTGCGTGTAATTCTAAACCCAAATGGAAGCGGTTGGATTCAAACCAACGACACAACGGCATTGCCGCCACTCTATCACCTGAGCTACGCTTCCAGATAGTAGGCTTTAGGCTCAACCTACCGGAACCGCCATTGATTTGTTTTTATCGACCCTAGGCATCGATTGGCTAGTAATCCAAACAATGGTCAACAAACCATAACTACTGGTAATGGGCTTTAAGCATCAACCCATTAGAAGCATTGGATTCCTATTCAGTTTAACAAGTCGTATGCATCCAACAAGCAGTGGACTTTGGTAGCTCAGGTGGAATTCGAATCCACACTTTACGGATTTTGAATCCGCTCCCTCTGCCGATTGGGGTACTGAGCCATATTTATCTCAAGCCGACTTCCTACCTCATAGCTATTTCTAGCATCAGCTTGTGAATGCTGTCATTTTGCCCTTATATCACATTTACCATTGTGTCTTTGTGCCAATGGAACACTATTGCCAGCTACGGCAAATGTCTACTCGTTATCAGGTGATGTCTCAAACTCTACCCTGTCTCTATGCCAGTGAGATGTGATATAGATTTGACGGTTATCTTCAAATCTTGTCGGATATTATCATCGTCTTTCCGATGTGTCATTTTATATTTGTCAATCCCAATCCCTTTTATTATGCCGAACAGATTGACCAGTGTGCCCTACTTGGCATTACTCAGCATTCGGCGCTCACAGTCGCTCCTTTAAGAATGCCATTCATGCTTATCTCATTTATCTTACGCACGTTCCCTATATAATGATGGCTGTTCCTCAAACTCCACTTAGCTGTAACCTACTCATATGCAATCACTGTAGTATGGAACATCCGTTCATACAGCACCATCATCTTTACATTCTCAATTATACCATACTTGATTTTATTTGTCAAGCGTTAAATTGCATTTATTTAATGTTTTTTTCAATAGCTTCGTTGAGTTCTCTTTCTACTCTACGCCAGTATAAATACACAATCAGCATCCCGACTGCAATGCCAGCCGCAAATGAGCCTAGACAAGATAATAGAATAATCATCAATTATCAATTCCATCCATACTCAAGCCGATTTCAACAACCTTACCTTTGATGCCAATTTCGCTCAATAATCTATTTAGCACCAGACCTGCATTGTCGATATACAACTGAGCATTATCGTATTTTTCAATATTTCCAGTCTTAATGTCGTTGAGTACACTATGTATATCAATAACCTCTGGGCAATCAATCCAAAGTCTCTTAGCGTTAGCCTCAATATTGAATCGCTGTCCCAACGTTGATGTAATAATTGTGCCATCATGAATTGCCGCATCTAGTAACATATTAGTCGTTACACCTGAACCACGATTTCCTACTACTACTTTCATATATTCTCCTTATTCATACACTAATAATCAATAAATTTTCCTAAACATTTAACCCTACAACTTACTATCCCTAATCAACTAATCTGAATTTTTTCATTATTAATCAATGATTTCTTTGCCAAACGAGCTGATTTGAGCCGTTCTGTCGCAGCTTGTTTCTGTTCATCGGTCATTGAGCGGGTACGAAACGGATTGTTGCCTAGGCGAAACGGATATAGATTACAATCATGGATAACACAATTCTTTACTTCATAAGCTGAACCGCAGCTACATTCCAAGCAGTGTTGTCTTATGGCTCTTAGTGGAGATTTTTCCATATTACTTAAACCTCTTGGCAATCGCCTTATCGACCATTTCTTCAAAATACTTTACCACTTGAGCATCTGCATTTTTCAACTCTGAAAAAGATGGCGCAAGCGATTTGATTTCTTGCTTCTTGAGAATTACGTCGCTCACCTTCTGTACAACCTTATCGATAATCTCAGCTTTGTTTTCTTCAACAATCTGACGCGCTTCTTCTTCTGTTAAGCTATATTTGCCTTCTGTTAATAGATTTTTTGTTATTGATTTCACTATGCCATTTCTAACGTCTTGCTTAAAATCATAGGAATCATATCCTTCGTACCAGTTGTCATCAATATCAAAATACAGTCGCATATTATCACCTCATTGATAATTGGTTCCGTTTATTACTATCTAGTGCCTTATAAACGGTTTCCTTAAAATTTGGTCCCTACTTTATACACTCATAGGTGAATTGTGGTCAGTTAACGATTGATTTCTGAACGAATTGATTTTTGGCTCATACAATCATAACCCGCAATTTCAACTGTTTGTTTAGGTGTTAACTGAAATTGCTTTAACTGCGATCACCTTGGTAGCGGCGCAGAGGGTCGAACTCTGATTTTGCCCCAATCTAGGACTAAACTGGGTATAGGCCAGCTGGCTTACCATTAACCGACACCGCCATTTTTGCTGAGCCTTTTATCGTCATGCTCAGGACTATATTCTAGGAGGTTCACAATGAAGAACTGTAATTGAGGTTGCCCAATCTCTCAACCACATCTGTATTATACCATAAGAGGTACTATTTGTCAAGAATTATTTTTTCAAATTTTTCTCGCCATTCATCACGCCAGATATTGATTGCATCCATATCCCCAGATCGCTCATATTCGTAACAGCAAGCTCCAAGACTTTGATGCATATAAAACTTTGCGTCAGTTTTGTCGTTACACAATAATGCCGTCTCGTATGCACTTTCTATGAACTTAACCAATTTCTTGTCCATAATATTTACTATCCTTTCATTTGGTAATTATATTATATCACACAATTAGCTATTTGTCAAGAACAAATTTTATTCATTTCAATAAATTTTTCACAAGCCCAACCATTGAGAATTGGGATTTCATCACATCTATATCCCCATAGTCCAGTTTCTCTATCATAGCAGTCAACATGGCAAATGAAATCGCCAATTTTAAAATAGGTGTTAAGCATATGCTAATCCTCATCCTCACCAATCTGCATTGATTACAATTTTATCGCCATCAATACGAACCGATTGTATCAAGTCTTTAACCTCTGTAATATAATACCAGTCCTTTAACTCTGTCTTATCCACAAATTTAGACAACTCGTTCACCTGTTCATTGGTCAACGTCATGTCCATACCATACATATCTTGATTATATTGTTGCCCTTTTATATATGGCTTATAGTAGCCAACCGATGCAAGAAATTCGTACCATACGCTACCAGAGCCGTCAACGGCATCAACCACCTTATATGTAACCAATTCACCACAATGAGGACAACAAACTGGCCTCATTTGATAAATTCTAATATCTAACCCCATATCTTATTGCCTCCATTCATTTGATAATTGGATTATACCATATAGAATTTAATTTGTCAAGTATCTTTTTCAAATTTATTTTTAATATCCGTCCACTTTTTAATCTGGTCATCAACTCGCACCCATTCACCACAATGCAAATCAGCATCAAACCACCACAGACCATAGTAGTTTGGATTCGCCTCATCTTCAATAAGTCTAAATGGATTATCATATCCAGCCCAACCAAGCAATCCAATAATAAATTTTACATCGTCATCATTACCAACTGTAAATGCAGCTACATTACCTAGTTCATCATATACAGTCTGTGCATTAAATTTGATTCTTTCACCGTCATCATTGTAAAAGGCAAGACAACTTCCTTTATACTTCTTTACATCTTCATACTGACACACATACTCATGGCAATGCGCCTCATACTCATCATCAAATTCTGCGCCGCAATATTCACATTTATAAATTCTTGTTTCAATCATTTAAGTAGCTCCTTTATTCGTTATCTCTATAGCATCCCATAAATCCATCGTTTGTTCTCAATCCAATTAGCTTATCACAAGCCGATACAATCTTTTTGTATTCTTCAAGTGCCATTTTCGCTCTAACTCTTTCAAGCTCATCGATTGCATGACTTGACCTATAAGTAAGATGCTCAACCATCCAATTACATTCCCAACGAATATACTCTAAAGTTCCCGGTCTATACTTACTCATTCAAACAGCTCCTCCATTTCTCTAACATGATATTGTCTATCTTTCAAATCGTCTACTCTAGTCCTAGCCAATTCCCAATTTGAACCAGCAAAACCACTTTTCATCACATCCGCTATAATTTGCTCATCTTTATATTTGCGCCGTTCGAGCCGTAAATCATGTAGCAACTTATATATCTTATATCCATCTCTAGCATTATATGAATTAAATTCAATGGCATGAAGCACGTCTTGAATTTTATTCTCTACCTCGGTCAATTTATTATCTATCCATGGCGCTCTTGCTACAAGATGGTCGTGTAGATCGCAGAATGAGCCAATTTGCTCTAATGCTGAATCATAATCAACTAGCTCTACATTTGTAAACTGGTCGAAATCGACGGATTTAGATGGTGCATCAATTTGTTGCACAAAATAACCCAGATTGCGCATTTGCTTTGGTAGATTAGCAAGCGCATTTTCGGCTTTGGTTTTATCGATGAATTGAAACGACTCGTTTAATTCGGGCGTTGGAACAAATTGCTTAATTGCATTCTGCATGAGATAGTATTTTTGGTTATAAAGTACATACATATATTATCACCTACGGTTCAATTATACCATATTCGTTTACCTTTGTCAAGAGGATATTTGTCCATTCTGCATTTTCATCTTCAGCAAGATAAAAGAACTTATGATTAGCGATGCTTTCCCAATATTCCTGAGCTTCATGCCAATCACTACGACCATATGCAGGATTGTAGAAATATAGAATCGGCTTATCGGTTACAAATTTGCCGCCATAGAACACGTCCATCACAGCATTTTTAACTTCATCATATGCTTTGGGGTCTTGCTTATCCAGATTTTCATTCCAACCGCTATATCCATATGCCGATTTTACTTCTATAGCAGACAAGCCGTCCTTGAGCATAGCATCAAAATAGCACTGAGCAACAGCTACTTTGCCTTCATATGGTTCACCAGCGGCTTCACCGGCCACCACACAGTTAACAAACCATGTTTCATATTCAGTAAGATGAAATGGCGGCTCATATGCAATAGTAGATTCTGATTCCTGTTCTTCAGTCTGAGGCTCTGGTTCGATATCGGTTTTTATAGTCTCTATAATGACTACATCATCATCTTTCTGATATTCAATTTTGGTTGTCTCAATCGGCTCACATTTAATCCATTTGACAACCGGCTTAGACTCTACGGCTCGTTGCTCCATCATTGAATTGTATTCTTGAATTTGCGTATAGACAAATCCGCCACAAGCAGCAAGCCCAACTAATGCCAATCCAATTCCTGCAATCATATATCGAATTTCATTTTTCATTATCGATTCTCCTTTTTCAATTTTCAATTCACGCCTCTGTATATGTATATACCACATTTGATTCTATTTGTCAAGTACGAATTTCAATTTTCATTCCACGATTGTAAATATCAATCCTGATTTTAGAATTTCATTTTCCGCACATATCTACAATCTCGAAAGTCATTCTTCATTTTCCAGCTTGTGCATATATAGATATCTATATACACATCCATTATCATCTGCATATACATTTACATATTCATATGCAGATACATCTACATCATCATGCACATAAATGATATAAATAACAATACGCATGATGTAGATAGATATATTTATAAACAATACGCAGATTTGTGTCTATAAATAGAAACATTACTTTCATACACATATCAATAGACATATTAGCATCAAAGTCAACATCATTCACATTTTTTCATATGAATATTCACTTACATCATCACATTTTCTGTGGGAGATTTTTGTACATTCACACATTTTTCTGTAGTAAAATAATGTGCGGTTGTCAGTTATCAATTTGTCTATATGATATAAGATACGCAAGCTGTAAGCACAGATTGTATCATATCCGTGTCGCGCAGTCTGTGCCAATCTCAGTCACGTTTACATTTACCCTAGGCAAGATATACTCGCAGCTGATTCGAGCCGCCACGCCTGTCCTGAGCCGCATTGCCGCCGCCGCGATTGTATATAGGCATATATTACTGGGGAAAATTCGCTTAACCTAATCCGCACACGCGCACATGAGAAAATCCAGCTCGATTTTTCGCCGCCGAGCCATTATACATACTATATATTACTGGGAAAAATGTAAAAAATTGTAAGGTGCATTCGTGTCTATGCCCGCTCGACCCGTCGATTTTTCACTTCGTTTGATCAAAGAATGGTGGAAAAATATGGTAGTTAGAGCCGTCTAACCGGATTTGTAAAAAATGGAAATAACCCGTCATACCATGGAATAAACACGTCGTTTATATCTTCCGTCCCAAAATAACGCGCGGGCGTCGTCTCTGTTCCGTCTGGCATGATAACAGATTTATTACTATATTTTCCCCAAGTTCCCGCCATTGCTTCCCGTTCTGTTTTATATACGCGGTTTACAATAACAGAGTTGTGATATAAAAATGTCCAGCTGTCCGACACGACGCGCGGGGATCCGTGCTTTTCTTCGTCATACGCGCAGATATAACGCTTGCCATTCTCATATTTTCCATAAAATAACATTGTAAAATCCTCCCCCTGTTTAGACGTATTCAAAAGTCAATTTGTCATAGTCGTAAATTGTAACATATTTCATAGGAATTGACGCAATTTCAACATGCTTTACGCTTCTTAAATAATTTTTTAATGCTTTTTGACTAGAAAATTTTGTAGTAGTAAAGCAATATTCCCCATTGACATAACAACGAATTTTTCTAGTTTTTTCCATGGTAAAATCCTCCCTATTATTTACAATTTTTTACACTTTGCACCCGTTCGACCACATTGTAAAAAAGTGGTAGAATCTCGACCGGTGCGGGTTTGCTTCTTGACGCTGGCAATAATTTACAAATTTGTAAATAGTCTTTATCGCTGTCAATATGGTAGTTGATAGAATCTGCTAATTTTTGAAGCCGGTATAATTTACTATCCCAAAATTTTACAGTGTGCATAATTCAACCCCCTAAAATCATATTGACAAGATATGGAATCCAGAACAAGCTGGAAATTGCTACCATACAACCTAAAAATTGAAATGCCCAGTAAACGGGATTTAAGCGGCGTTTTTCTTTTTCATTTTTACGCTCCTTTTTCAATATGCAATTTCATTTGCGGGAATGATACGAACATACGCTTTTCCGGCGCTTGCATTTGCGAACATTTTAGCAAGCTGACAAGCCGTTTCATAGTCGCAATCTAGCCACTGTTCGCCCATATCCCCGCGCCCCGTTTCTTTTTCGTTTACCCACGTCAACAAATAAGTAACTTTCATAATTGTAAACCTCTTTTCATGTTTTTTTGTTCATGGAGTGCCGCTTTTTTACGGAAAACGGCATAGAAAACCGCACGGAAATGTTTAACGTTCCATTTCCATATATTCAGCAATGATACTTTCGAGTTCGTCGCAAGCGTCCCAGTCGAGCGGGTATTCTTCCCGGTCTCCGCCCCATGCGCAAACAACCGCGTGCAACTCCGTATCAACGTAGCAAGTCGGGCCGCCCAGTGTAACATACAAGCGAACGGCTTTAACCGTTTTTGTACTGGTCAAAATGGCTTCAAAATCGAGCGCGTCTGCCACATAGTCATATAGACTCTTCTTTTCGCCGTCGTCGTTTTCCTCTTCCGTCGTGCCGTTGTAAATGGCTTCGATCTCTTCCGCGACGCCCTGCGCGTATTCTCTACATTCTTTTTTCATTTTTGTTCCTCCTCAAATATTAGTTTTCAAACTGTTTACGGAATTCTTTCTGGTGGCGCGTTGTGGTATTACTCCATTTTCCGAGCTCTTCTACTTTGCCATTGACACAATTGGAAACAATCGTGTTGTAACTCTGGAGTTCCAAAGTTCCGTTTTCGTAGTCGATAACATGTGCTTTGCCGTAAAAGCTCTTGCGTGCGTCGAATTGGGTTTCAAGTTCATAAATTCTCATTGTTTTATTCCTCCTGTTTGTTTGTTTGTTTGTTTGTGCCTTAAGTATAACCGATATTTTTTATAATGTCAATCGTCATATTGTACAAAATTGATTGATTGTTTTTGTTTATTTTAGCGGTATAGGGTCGGCGGTGTATTTCAACCGCCTTCCCTTGCATTGCTTTACTTCTTGACAAGCTCTTCCAGAAGCTCTGCGATTCGTTCAAGAGCGTAGGCAATGCGTTCAAGTACCGCTATCATTTTATCACTCCTTTCGTTTCCGTCTGTCTATATAATATAGCAAAACACTAAAAAAGTCAACCCATCCATTATAAAAATATTACACAAAAAATGCGGCTGATTTTATGCAAATTGACGAAACAGATATTATATATATTATAGTATATAATAACTTGACAACGGCAAAAAGTCTATAATACCGCTGAGAGGTCATACAAGCTTCATAGCGCCGTTTTTGGGTCGAGCCGTGAAATCATACGGCAAAGAAAAGTATTCCGTTATTCATATTTTATATAGTTTCAATATTCATTGTTTTATAGGTAAATAGCTATAATATGCGACTAGAAAATTAGAATATGCTAGAATTGTATTAATTCTTGTATAGTTATGATATGTATATACTGCATGATTATCCATTCATTGCTTATTAGTACAATATCTTAATAGTTATATAGATATAATTATATCGATATTGACTATTGTATGTTTTTATCGATAGATTGTATCTATATATTGTACTGATTATAATAGTTACAAAAGTGTTACATAATGGTAACAGTATTTAGATATCGATATAATTGTATTGAATATCATTGTATCTTGTGTGGTATATCAGATATAGTAATATGATATAATGGTTAGTATAATATGGATAATAAGGTAAATGATAGTAAATGAGGTTTACTATGGTGGGGTAAATGGTGTTTACCAAAAAATGCGATACGTGTAACACGTAGCATGCTACATATTCAATTTTGAACTATCAATTCCGATCCGCCATTTTCGATTTTTTATTCGATAATGCCGAAAATGATACCGTATGGTATCATATGCAAGTAAAATAAGGCGATACGCCCACAAAGCTATATTTACCGGCGTTTTTTTGTACTGACAGCATTTTCCAGTACCGGGGCATGGTTATGGATGAGAATGGTAGAAATGGAAGAAATTGGCATTTAGCACAACAAATCACATAACCTGTAATGCCACATACATTTTAGCAATTATCACACAACCAGCTCAACTTAACTCAAAGTCTGCTAAAATTAAATAGCAGAATCTAAGTTATAATAATTTACAATTTATTAACAAATAAATGCTTAGAATATGGTATAATTAGATAATGATAATATGATGATGTTAAAAATTGCTATATTTTATATGGGCGAAATGGACTCGGATTTTCCGTGAATGTAATATAATACGCTAGTATTATCATAGTGTCACGCAAAGTCCGAGTGACGACCCCTGAAAGTCCGAGTATTACAAAATTGTTACAGAAAGGAAATAATATGCCAAACAAAATAAAATACCTGCCATCCAATGAAGATGGCAAGCTGGTCAATGCTCTAATCAAAATAGAAGGGCGCGAATTGAAATATCGTGAATTATGTAAAGCCATTGATATGCCTCCAAGAGATGGCGGCTCTCGTGCTTCTCAGCTAGATAAAATCCGCAACTACTGCCAGCTAGATACAGTAGACAATGTTTATCCAACCCGCTATATTGTCCAAGAGGTCTATCCTGAAGCAGACGCACTTATCAATGAACTAGATAAAGATTCATACCAAGCCGCATTTGAAGCCGCCCTTTATCAAATATTTCTAAAGACAAACTGCGCCACCATATATGCGTCAACCAGCAATCTACTCAGAATGTTCCAAGAGGTTAATGATAATTTCAGCTATACATATAGCCAAGCCGTAGAAAATTCAGAGCATTATGGCTATATGAGTTTGGTTAATGGCGTTATATATAATATCCTTGCTCAATGGACTAGGCGCAAATTGCTAACCATGAAGAACCGTTATGTTATAGACTTGAATAGAGGCTATCGGCTCTATAAGCAAAGAAGCAACCCAGAGGGAAAAGAAACATGGCTCGAAACATACGATGTTCCAGAAGATAGCCAAGACCATCAAATCTGCCTATCAATATATTCTAAAGCCGTCAATGAGATAATGCCGCCAAATTGGGGCAAGGTCATAGATAATAGGGTCTATAAACCATATGTGTCCACAGAGCAATATAAAGCATTTGAGGCGCGACTTGCTCAATTAACCCTAGAGGCATTTGGCGGCGAATATGTCAAAGTTAAAGAGGTTTATATCATCAAGCCAGCTACAAAGGAATGGATAGCTAACCGACTATTAGATGTCTATGAGCATTATCCCAGCTTTGAGAAAATCAATAAAGAGGCTTGTGCTAAGATTATTCAGACCAGCCAGCTTAGTTGTATCACGGGCAAACAGCGGCGCGAATTTGTCGACATCAATATGAACAATAAGCAGAGCGACAAGCTCAAGGATTTGGTTGCAAGTGAAAAGTGCAATCAATAAAAAATCTGCCCCAATTTATTTCCCTATAACACATACATAGGGTCTTGGGGCAGATTTCATTTTATTCTATTGCATTCCAAGCTGAATCTTCATTATTATAAATGGCTGACGGGTTGCCTGAGATCACATATGTTACTCTATCGAGCTTGTATTTTTGACCAGCACAAATCTCGGTACTACACCAATTTGTCACAAATTGTTTATATTTACACCCTAGCGTCGTTTCTACACATTCAGGCCAATTTGCATTTTCTCTTAGTTGTTTATATTCTGTTTCAGCTCGTTTCACATCTTCACTAAATTTGCAGATACGCCAATTCGAGCATCCATCACATACTGATACTTCGTTTGTATTTATTGTAATTTTCATACTTGTCTCACCACCTTCAAACTTCCATATATACAACCATCATGCTCGGTTAATTTAATATATTCACCGTGCATTATACGACTTCCAATATCGTACCTAATTGCGTTTTCAATAACATCATGAGCATCATCGCGATTAGTCCATGTCAGGTCATCAATTCGATACATAGCCATAATTGTCTCAACTGGACGAGTTATGTCAATAAGAGTATTTTTATATTCATTACATTTGATACATGGCGCGACATAACCGCCCAATTTCCTAATCAACCAACGTTTGAATTTAATCCACATTTTTCTTTCTCCCATAACTACAAAATCCATTTGGTTCAGGGTCATCTAATCCAAATGGATTAAGACAATATGGCACATTTTCATCATTCGTTCTAAAATAGGTACAATTTTTACATCTTACAACTGGTACAGCATCAACGGTTTGACAAGCATCAACAACGCCACTCACCTCGTCCAATGGGCAAAGTATAGTGTACTCATTATCGTATAGCATATCCACTAATTTATCAGCGTCAATTAGTCGCATTTATCAGCCCTCCATATCTTTTACCGGATCACCTTCTCTATCTGTGAGAACACACCAGCGTTTTACATCTTCCCATTGAATATAATCCATGTAACTCTCTGTTTCCCAACATTCTAGTAGATTGTTGTAATAAGCGACAATAAAATCATCATCGTTATACGAATACAGGTTATTGGGAGTTTCTTTCATTTGTAAGATATGATATGCTCCACCAACAGGACAAACGTGGTCTTTAGATGGATACCACCCATCATCTTTAAGCGTTGGATAATGCCAAATCATTATCAACTCTCCTATTCCATGCTTCGATAGCCATTTCAATCGAGTATGCAAGTCCAGATGTTGCACAGCATTTACTACATACAATATTAAATGCCCAATACCGGTCTTCTGTATCCTCAACCGCATAAGGGTCGTCGTTTATTAGAGCCATACCCCCGCAAAACGGACATGGTTTCAGTTCAGCCATCCTATTTTTCTCCATTTTAATCCTCCGTCTCAAGTTTATTTATGTAATTTTCAATAATTTTATTAGCTTGATTTGCCATATTAACCAATCCACCAAGTCCAACAACGATATTCCACGCATCTGTGCCAATTTGGTAATAGTCACATCCAGCACATTCGATTGGCTTGATTTCTATATAATCTTGATTAATATATTTCATTTAATCAATCCTTTCTTTGGCAATCCCATCAGCCGTACTATAGCAAATATGCTTAATTCCCAATTCTTTTATATATTTCATACAAGCAGGGCATGGACGGGCCATTGCTTTGTTGCCATTTGCGCATTCACGATATATATAAAGCACTGCTTTACTAAAGTCAATATCTAAATATTTTACCTTATTAAGTGCATGGATCTCTGCATGTAGTGAATTATTAACCCCGGTTCCATTAGGATCAAATCCACGTTCTTTATTTAATCTTTTTTGTAACGGGCTTGTTTTGGTGCTGTTGCATCCTGTAGCAAGCAATACGCCCTTATAGTACAGAGCTGCGCCGAGATGGTATCTGGGAAATTCAGATTCTTTGCTTGCTCTACAAGCCGATTCAATGCCGCGCTTAATTCTCTGGTTCATATCCCAATTCAATTAACGTCATAATAGCATAATTAGTCATATCAAGCAACGTGTCCTCAATCTTTTCATCTTTGACCTGTGCATCATGCGATACAGCAAGCGACATGAGCCGGTTCATCTTATCACTAAGACGAGTCACAGCACTGATAATGCCGAGTTTTTTGTATGTGTCACCAAATGAATCACCATAATCATGGTTCTTTGCTTTATATACCTGATTAAGCTTCTGGCAGATTGCATAATGCCGTGCCACCTTTGGTTCAATATGTAATTTGAGGTCATCAGGCTCAACATTACAACATTCACCTTCAGCATTTTCACAAGCTGCTGGGTCTAGTTCTTTATACCAGTTATAGCATTTATTGAGCATATCATCGCTCATTCCATCAAATGCGCATCCACGATCATTTGTAAAAAGATTTACTTCTTCATCGTACAAATTTTTTAATTCACAATTATCACATTTTTCATATCTGTCACAATACAACATAAGTGCGTCAATCATCATTTCTCTTGTCATATTTGTTCATCCTCCTTATCCATTCGTCATTACATTATCAAGCGCTTCATATAGTGTCCAATCTTCATCTGATTTAATTTTAATTTGCTCGAATGGGCGATATTCAAGTTTATCTGGCACTTCATACCGCCAGTCACAATCTAGGCAAGCCCATATATCAATAAGCGAAATATAATTATGATAAACATCACCACCACATTTAGGACAAGTATAGATAATCATTTATTCATCCTCCATTTCTTTCTTCGCTGTTCTGACAATATTTGCGGCTTCTTCTTTTGCCAAATCATCATCAAAAGCATAACCCACATCTGAGATAACTAAATCAAGGCTATATCCTCCATCCAACGGGTCGACATAGATATTGTCTGCATAATATCTAAGAAATTCTTCAAATGTATCAAATGAGCCAATTTCATAATCGCTGTCATCACATTGCTCACAATATAATTCATCAGACGGAATATAATCATCTGACGTATAAAGTCCACCAAGATGGCTTTCATATACATATACGCTCATTTATTCATCCTCCTCGATCGGAATAAAATATTTTGCACTAATATATCTCCATTGTCTACCGATATAAAGCAAGAAATGAGGATATCCACTTTTATTATCTCTAACATTGTAAACTGTATATACATTGGTAAACATAGGGTCTTTGAATTTAACTCGCATATTCATCCTCCTCGTTTTCATTGCAATCTTCATCTACAAAATGGACATCTACGTTGAAAATTTCTTTTAACACATCAATAGCCTCTTTTGGCTCGATACGAAAAAATTCTCTATCAGGGTTGACCCGCTCTTTGTCAAAATATTTATGGATATTATTTTCTAGCTCAAAGCAGTCGTCGCTAAATACGAAACAATGAGCATGATATGGTTCTGGCAAACTGCTTGAGCTGAGTTCGCGCACTCTCAATGCAGGATTCAATCTTCTGGTGCAACCTAACTTCACTAATCCGGGCAGGCTAGGTGAACTAATGACATATAGCCAACCAGCCTTGCTATGCGACTCACGATAAGCAATAGAATCGAGACGCTTGTCGATACTAGCTAATTGAGATTTGATCTTATTACGCTCATCATTTGTCAGTGCCTTATCAAACGCAATATTCATTGCTTTCTTTTCTTCTAGCAACTTTGCGCGCTCTCTAGCAATATCAGCAAGCAACTGCTCTTGTTCTCTCAATCTACGCTTTTCTTCACGAATTCGAGCTTTTTCTTCTTTCTGTTTGACTTTGATAGCTAAGTTAATATCTAGTATATCAAGCCGCGCTTTGACATATTCAGCATTAAGCGCTAATCCAACTTTATTTGCTTTAGACTGATAAGAATTAAATTTATTCTTAATCAATTCTTTGCTTTTAGCAATATTGCCTGTTGTGACAGATTTTTCTTTGCTATCAATATATCCTGACATAGCATAACACAATCCACGCCCATATACATCCTGCATTTCTTTACCACGTCTAGCAGAATCATTGAGTGTATATCCTTGCTCAATGCGATATAGACCAGTATCTACAGCAGATTCAATTTTGCTTTGTAGCTCATAGCGCTTATGCTCAAGTTCATCTAGCGAATCCTGATAATACGGGATATTATAATCCTGCATTTCTTCAATAGCATGGATTTTACCATTTAGTGCATCAAGGACGGATTGAGCCGCCTTTGCAGAGCGCATGGTGTTTTCGTATTGATGCGCCGCAATTTGCTGATGTTCGTCATAGTTATCAATTTCTGTTTGCATACTAGAAATATCTGCTTTGAGTTGAGCAATTTGTTCTTCAAGCTCTTTCTTCTTCTTGCTCAGCTTGAAAATCTCGAACATGCTTAGCCGCCTCCTTGCCAAAAATTGTGTCTATATGCTTATCAAAATCCAATGGATTATTGCTCTTTGCTAAAATCTGCTTAGTGCTGGTGTTGTATAGCTCAAATTGTCCATTGCCGCAATCATTAATAATCCAGCCAGTATCGCTATATTGGACTACGGCGTTAACTTTCTTTGTTCTTGGCATTTATCTCACCTCACGCCATGATTATATCACATCAATTTGCACTTGTCAAGCATAATTTTTGACAAATTGATTTTTCGCATCAATTTAACTATTATCTACGAATTTATGAGTAGATAATAGTTAAATTGTAATTATATATTATTATATATACTAATGGATATTATAGCATAGAAAGTATGTAATGTCAATAGAAAAATTTTTTATTTTACCACTTGATAAAGTGATGAAAATATGGTATAATATAGTAAATAAGTAAATACGTTAGTATTTACTTATACATTGTTTCTTTCTTTGGTACTTTCTTTCTTAGAATTGATAGATAGGAGATAAATATGGAAAATAATAACGTTGTATATAAGCATACAAACTTAGAGAACGGCTTGGTCTATTATGGGATTGCTGAAAATTATGTGACAAGATGGAACGATGGCTTTGGATACCAAACAAATCAGAGATTTTGGAAAGATATAGTGAAATATGGATGGAAAAATTTCAAACATGAGATACTTGTAGAAAATTTAACCCGTGACGAGGCAAGATTTTACGAAGGTATGTTAATTCAAGAAACAGGCTCGTATCTTCCTGAGAATGGATACAATCAAAATCTTGGGGAACATATGAATTATCGAGAAGTAACACCTGATGATATTAGAGATGATGTTGTGAAAGCACAAAGACCAAGAACTGGACGTGCGGGTACGCCGGTTGTTTGCAATGGAAAGACGTATTTGACTATTGCTGAACTATCCGAAGAAATCAATGAAGATGCTGGTGTTCTTGCTCAGATGTTAAGTCCTGCTTGCACAAGAAAAATGTCTAAAATTTATGAAGATATGGGACTTAGATATGCCACAGAAGATGAAATTCTTGCCTGTGTGAATGAGCGGATGGAAAGAGATATATTGGGTTGACAAATAATCAAATATATGATATAATAGCATTAAGCTCAAGGAGGTAGTAATAAATTGTGGAGCGAAATGAGCTATAACTGGTATGTATCGGAAAATACAGAACCAGAAGTATGGGATGATGAATATGAGCCAACTGAGCGTGATTGGGCGTTTTGGATATATGGTAGTTCAGAGAATGAATTAGAGGTGATTTTTTGAGCCTACAGACGCAAATTTATTTGCATTCAATAGATACTAGCGCATTTTATGACGATAACGAAATGATATTACATACTCGGCTCGTTCGGTTATATTCGTTGCGTAAGCGATGGAAGGATGACGGAAAGCCAGATTGGCGCATCAAGTCGGTAAATCGTTTACTCAAAAAAGAAAAGGCACGGTTATCTGAATTGCTTGATGATGCAGTAAATCGAAACGTAACTAGAGAATTGCGACAAGATGCTGTGACAGATAAGACGGTTGTTAATCTATTTGAATCCGATTTAACACGCAGCTTAGGTCTTGAGCCATTCAAATTGACAGATGAGCTGTTCATTATCAACGTATTTTTCTTTCAAGTATTTAATAATCTAGTTCGTCAAGGATTTATTTACAATGGTGAAAAATATGTGTTCCTTACTGCATCAGCAGGACAGATAAGAACGAAAAGAGCTGTATTTGTCAAAGAATCGTCGTTTAAGCGCATTGAGCAAAAATTGATGTGCGGCTTGACCATAGATGAAATCAATGAGCGGGGAGGCATGAATCAAAACAAGTTCCTTGCTTATTTGGCGCTTATGAACTCTGCTACAGATGTTTGGCAAGATTTTGACATTGACAAATCAATTGTGGTAGATGATTGGGAAACGGCTGTTCCGGGATTGGTTGACCATATTGATGGTGTTACGTATGAAATTAAACGCGAGATGACAAATACGGTTATTCCTCATATGGACGGATGCGGTATTATGCTTGATGAAACAACAAGAATGGTACGTATGCCATGGGTAAAGGGATTGCTTGTTACATTTCCATTTGACAAGTTTATCAAAGAGAAATGTGGTGGGGAGACAACTGTAACAGATATTTATGGAAATGAGCATAAAATTATAGAGGAAGATATACGGTATATATTCACAAAGAGCCAATTCAAGCTATGGAAATTTTATGATTCGTGGGATTGCTATAAGGCGCGATTCAAAAATTTTGGATGCAATGCTTGTTATTGCAATATAGAGGAGCCTTATATTCCAAAGAGCCGCATCAACTATCAGATGTTGCAGACATTGAGCGATATGACAGATAATGAGATTGACCGCATCATCTCTAAGACGGCGCAAGAGATTGATGATGTTGGTAATGATTATCAAGTTACTATGAGGCTACTTGGCGCAACAGAGAATAACCGGTATAAATCAGCTATGCAAGAGGCGTTGCTGATATATCCTGAGCTGTTCAAAGATTCATATAACCGAGAAATTTTGAAACAGACTAAAAAAAGCCTAGTTAAACAAGCCAAAGGTGGGCGGCTTAGAGTAAATGGAAAATATCTATTCTTAGCGCCCGATCTATATGCGTTTTGCGAATGGTTATTTTTAGGACAACAAAACCCACAAGGACTGCTTGCAGATGGCGATGTATATACAAATCAATATCGAGACGAAGAAACATTGGCTTGCTTACGTTCGCCGCACCTATATCGAGAATGGGCAATTAGGACGAATCGGCGCAACTTAGAGCTTGATTATTGGTTTGGTGGAACTAAGTGTATATATACTAGTTGCCACGACCTTATTTCACGTTACCTTATGTTTGACGTAGATGGGGATAAGGCTCTAGTAGTAAAAGATAGAACGTTGACAAGTTGCGCCAAACACAATATGCAAGATATAGTTCCTCTAGCATATGACCTCAAAAAAGCTAAGGGCGGCTTATTAAATCCAGACAGCATGTATAATGGAATGGTCAATGCTTATACTAAAGGCAATATAGGACCGGTTAGTAACAATATTACAAAAATATGGAACAGTGGCGAAATCACACAAGAAGAGCTAGATGTAGTAAAATGGCTTTGTTTCGAGAACAACGCTGTTATAGATTGCGCTAAGACGCAATGGCTGCCAGAACGACCGAAACAAATCAATAACACTATCAAGCAATATACAAAAGCTCGTGTTCCAAATTTCTTTCAATATGCCAAAGACAAAGACCCAGATACCCAAGTAGAACCTCCTAACAATTCCACAATGAATCGTATATCGACAAAAATCCCTGCTTCCAGAATCCGCTATAATAACAAGATTGGAAAATTTGACTGGACGATGCTGATAAATAAATCAGTTGATTATACCACTAGAGAAAATTCACCAATCATAGAGAGGTATAATTGGTGGATATGGAATCAGCGCCGATTCGATTATGGCGATGACCCACATATCAATGAAGACGATTTGTATAAATATCGCCGCATAACACAAGATATAGTGGAGTATAGCAATGAGCCGCTAGATGTTGTGGTTAATAGCTTAGTTGCTTATTTATATACGGTCAAAAAATCAAGTAATAAGAAAATGCTGTGGGCTTGTTTTGGTTGGACGATTGTAGAAAATTTGAGAATCAATACGGCGCAACTCAATCCAATTTGTCCCATTTGCGGCAAGCGATTCAAGCCGCGCGATGTATGTCAGCATTATTGCTCAGAGGAATGCTATAAGAAGGCGGATAATCAGCGGCGTACTGAATCGCGTGAAGCTCCACCTGTCCGCACGGGAGACATGTTAAAACAGTAGGAAATATATGGACAAAATGAACTTACCACAATATATTGTGGTAGACTAATAGGGAAAGGAACGATATAATTGCATAAAAATAAATATCCTCGGCTTGGTAAAGCCGATATGAAAAAAGAGTTGATACGGCGTACAGGCGTTGACCCCAAGATTATTGAAATTGTATTAACGAATTATCATGACGTCATTCGTGAGACACTACAGCATGGCGTAGAGTATTCACTACCTGATATTGGTGTATTGACATTTAAGCCGTTTGCGCCTCGTCCTGCTGGTGAATATTGGAACGGTTTCCAAAAGCGTCGTATGTATTATCCAAATAGACAAGGATTTCTAAAATTGTTCTTTAAGCCAGAATATCACATGGCTAGTTATGTTAAGATGAATACGGCATTTGGTGAAAAATGCTCCAAAGAAGAATGGGATGCTTGGGTATTAGAGAATTATCCTGATAACCCCAAGTTTATGAAGGAAGAAGAAGATGGCTGAACATAATAAGCTGAATCAGCAATTTTATGAATATGCGGCTAGTTTACTTGAATCTAAGCCAGAGACAGTAAAAAAGTATTGGCAAGCATGCGTTGACACCATTGTTCATATGTTGCATTTTGATGGAAGATGCCAAATGCCAGGTGTTGGAACGTTTAGATTAAAAAAGTATCCTGAGCGCAGAGTGATGGCTAAGAATGAACAGGGTGAACTTGTTGAGCAAATTAACCCAGCTTGGTTTAACATAACCTATGACGCAAATGATGCATTTATAAACAATGTAAATGGTAAAGGTGTAACTAAATTGTATCGTCAAAGGGTAAGAAATCGTAAATTAACACCTAATGACTTAAAGTTAATTACTCAAGCAGAGGCAGAACGAACGGCAAAACGTACATTGGAGCAGATGCAAGATGACCGCATTGAGAAAGCAAAACAACAGAGCTATGATGACTTTATTAACGTCATCAACAAGAAAAAAGAAGATTATGAACGGAAAAAGAAGGAAAAGGAACAGAAATTGAATGAATCTACAAAAGATACAACAAGCGACTGAGCTGCTAGATAGTAAGCTAATTGACTTGCAGGAATGGACGGCACGTTGTCTTGGTGAAGATTATAGGGGCGTCTGGAGCGAGGAATATCTACGGCGTTGTGCTGTATTTGTTCGCAATATGCTAAATGGTGCAGACGATTGTGAATCAGATGAAAAAGACGTTGATATTCTATCACAGCTCAGAGAGGCTAAACAGGAACTAGAGAAATCACGTCTTAAACTTCGCACAGAAAATCTTGAGTATGTAGCGAATAAGCGCGAAGTGGCGCGACATGATATGCTCAATGAAGAAATTGTTTCTGCTATCAATCGGCTTGAGCCAATCAAGTTTAGCCGCAAATTTGAGCCAGACCCAATCAAAGAACAAGTTGGTGTGTTGTGCATTGGCGATGAGCATTATGGAACAATGATTGATATGGATTCATTGTTTGGCGAGAAGGTCAATGTGTACAATCCTGATGTATTCAAGACGCGAATGGAAAAGTTAATGAACAGCATTGAAGATGACGCATATTCAGTATCGTCATTTAGCCGCCTAGTTGTGTTCGATATGGGGGATTCCATTCAGGGAATACTACATATGTCTGACCTTATGAAGCTCAAGGCTGGAATTGTAGATTGTTCCATGGAATATGCCGAATATATCAGTCAGTGGCTAGTTGAGCTAAGTGAGCGACTACAAGTGCCGATTGAATATATTGCCGTTGGTGGTAATCATAGTCAAATTCGTTCATTGAACATGAAGAAGGGCGACCTGCCAGAAGATAATATTGCCAAGATTATCACGCAGATTGTACGGTTGCGGCTCAAAGACAATCCCAACATTGAGGTTGCGCCTTATGCAGAATGTGGGTTCAAGACGATTCAAGGCGTGAATATCCTAGCATATCATGGCGATGACACAAAGGATGTGACTAGAGAAATCGCGTTCTTTGAGGACTATCATCAGATTGATATTGATATCCTACTACTTGGGCATTTTCATCATCTTGAGCAACAGTCAGTTGGTATTGGCTTGAATACTGAGAAAGAAGTAATTAAATGTCCGTCCATTGTTGGCATTGATGATTATAGCAAGAGATGTCGCAAGTTGTCAAGAGCTGGTGCATTGCTTATGTTGTTTGAAGATGGACAAAAGACGTGGACTAAGAAATATATTTTGAATTGATTCATTCTCTGTTAGGTGATAGCTACGGCTGCGTTAATCATGCTTGTGGGGCGATTGACCCACCTAGTAGAGTTGAATATCTTCGCCGTGAATCTGCACCAATGCAGAGCCTAATACGAGCGTGTCATATGCTGTGGCGAGATATGACAATTTATCTCATGTGCCATGTGTACAAGGAGATTTCAGAGCCGTGTATAGCGGCTCTTGCAAAATCCTATCCTTGACGATAGGCGTATAGCAACAGGTGTGTTATACGAGCGTATGAAGCATAGAACCGGGTTGTCTTTCGGCAATATGTGGACGTTAATCGAAGGTTTGCGGTATACCATATGACAACAATGAAAACCGCATCGCCATTAGAACGATGCAAAGGCGAGATGTGATGGCATCTAAGACCCATTGCACCATAACACCGGACGACACGGTAAGAATATGCCGCACTTGTAAAATAATAAAACATAACAGTGAGTGGCGCTAGATGCCCGATGGCGCTTGATAAATGGAGCTTTAACGAAATATTTGTATCTAGGTATATACTGTAACTGCCTGTCGCTACTACTCATTGGCGGCTATGAATATCCGAAAGGAGGTCACTATTCTCTTGAATTATCCACTGGTTTATCCGAAGCATAATTAAAGAAAGGATGGTGGTCAGAGCCAATCGGCTCATATCTACAATAAGCCCAACTCAATGGGAACTGTTGTTTAACTGAATATTGTACTTTGACAAATACGAAGCAGCTAAGAGCAATCTTGGCTGCTTCGTCATATTTATAGGAAAATAAACGGAACGGAAAGGAATGAGAATATGTTTTGCCCATATTGTGGCAAAGAAAAGCAAGATAGCCAATTCTATAAAAGCCCAATCAAAACGGGCGAATATATTAAGCCATGCAAGTCATGTGTGACTGAGCTATATAAGCAAGCTCTTGAATCCACTAAAGACCAAGGCGCGGCATTATGGTCAACCTGTATGCAGACTGGCATTCCTATGAGACGCGCTGAATATACTGCTTGTCTTGACACCCTAGAAAAGGCAGCTAAAGGCAAAAAGCCTAGTCTATTTATGTTGTATCATACATATCTATCTACATCGCCTGATAAATTAACAGGCGTATGGGATAGTGATATGGAGTTGTCTAATTTCAAGGATTTGGGTGATGTTGCTAAAGGCGAAACGGATGAGGTAGCGCTTAAAGCGAGATGGAATCGTCAGTGGGGCACTGATTATGAAGAACAGGAATATCAGTGGCTCGATGATATTTTTGAACGATATACAGCAGAAATCCTTGATATGGACACGGCTAAAGAGATGGCTTATCTAAATCTATGTCGCGCTCATTTGCGTAAATTCAAAGACCCTACAGACAAAGATGCTGGTGATGAAATTCTTAAATGGATGAAGGTACTAAAACTAGACCAATTTAAGGAAAATAAGCAGAGCGATACTGAAAAATTCATAGAGCGCATGGCATGGAATATTGAGAATACAAAACCATGCGAATGTGAGGATTTGAATAAATATAAGGATTTCAGCGGATTTGAGCCGACATGGAAAGATATTTTGAGATGTTGTCGCAATTTGGTTGGGGGCGGGCGCGAATATCCAGATTTGCCCTCAGACCAAAAGAGATGATGGGTGGTGATATAGAATGAAAAGTCAGATGGGGGGCTTGAGACGCAAGTTCCTTGGAAACCACCTAATTACGGCAAAAGCAAAAGAAAACGCAATGAAAGATGCAAAGAAAGAGGAAAATGCTATAGAGTGGCTGACTTTATTCTAGTTACGCCGGAATTGGCATATATATGTTGATTTAGTTCTTGGTATTAAGTTGCGCCCATTTCAGATGATAATGATATATCTGATGGGCATATCCGATGTATTTTTTGCAATATGTTGTCGTGGCTTATCCAAAACCTTCATTGTGGGTCTAGGCAATATTGTAAAGATGAATCTTTATCCTTACACAGAGGCGGTAATTACATCATCAACTGTTGCACAGGCAAACAAGATGGTTGAAGATAAAATAAGGGATGAATTGATTAAAAAATTATCGCCATATCTCTTATATATGTATGAGCATGAATATTTGGTTATTACTAAACCAGAAGATGGTTATAGAATAGAGAACAAGCTTAACGGTTCTACTTTGCGTGTATTACCGTGTCAAGATAGCTCTCGTGGCCCAAGAGCAACAATTCTTACATATGAAGAAGCCCGCTTGTTGAAAAAAGGCATGGTTGATTCCGTCTTTGAGAAGATGGCGCATCCAAGGCAAGCCAAATATCTTAGTAATCCTGTATATGGTAATAATCCACGTTGGAAAGAGGAATGTCAACATATATATATCACATCTGCTAGATATAAGTTTGAGTGGTTTTGGCTATTATTCAAAAAGACATTTACTCGTATATTTACCGACACCAAAGTAAGATGTAATATTTTTGCCGGTGATATATTTATGGCTATTGATAATGGTTTTAAGACGTGGGCTGATTATTGGAATGGTAAGGCTGGCGGCGAAATGGACTTTAGAATGGAAGATTTGAACGAGATGATTTCAGAGGGCGATGATGCGTTCTTTAATCTAAAATCTTTCAAAGAGAATCAAATCATTGAGCATTGTTTCCGTCCGCCCACTGCATTACAATTTTTTGCTGGTGAACAACCTGACTTTCCAGAAAAGAAAGAGGACGAGATACGGTTAGTAGTCATGGATATTGCTTTTGCGAACACCACTGGTTGCACAAAAAACGACAATACCATTATAACGTTAATGTCGGCGCATTGGAATAGCAAAAAGAATAGATTTGAACGACACGTTGACTATATAGAGGGGCATGATGCTTCTGATACAATAGGCGCGTCTGATAGATTTAGATATTTATGGTGGGTCTATGACGCTGATTATGCCGCATTCGATGGAAGAAGTGGTGGAGAAGTCATATTTAATCATTTGACAGAACCATTACTACGTCCAGATTTAGGCTCAAGATGGGATTCTCGTGGATTTGGGCTTGCTGATAAATACCAAGTAGTATCTCAAGCTAAAGTTGACGATTATCATAGTAGAACGGTTGATAAGAACGCAGTACCTTGCTTAATACCTGTTATTGCGACACCTGAATTAAACAGTAGTGGTTGGTTGTCATTACGCAAACAGCTTGAAACTAACAATATGAAATTTCTTATTTCTATGCAAGACTATCAGAACGAGCTAACAGATAGTGGAGAATATTATCAATACACTGCTGAAGAATTAGCTAATCAGCTTGAGCCGTATGGTCAAACTGATATGATGGTTATAGAGGCAGTTAATCTAAAGACGGTTATCAAGCAGGATAAAATCAAATTGGAAGAACCGCGCACAGGAACAAAGGATAGAATTGTGACTATCATGTATGGTAACTATATTATTGATTTGATTGAGAACGCATGGCAACAACAGTTGCAAGAAGATGAGTTTGATATAGACTCCATTCAATTAGTCTATTGATATTTGCCTATGAAGCGGCTACTATGTTGGTGTGTTGTCGTGGAGGTACTATTAGGGTTGTGTGGAATCCAAGTTCCAACTTAGGCTTAGTCAAAAGCCGAAAATAAAAACACTCAAAAATATAAAACGAGCGGATAGGGAGGATAAGTAGCTCAATGAACTTTGGCATACGTTAATGAAGTCCATAATCTAACTGCTCTAATATATAAACAATAAAACAAAGAAAGGAGGGCGAAATTTGGCAGAACCGCTAGTAACATTTGAACAGGCTCAAGCCGTAACGGAATTTGCACAAGCATTATATGCATATGACCAGTTTGGCTTTTGGTCTCCAATGTTGAGCAATCAACTATTACAGAGTTTGAACAACAACCCAGAAACACCTAGTTCTGATAAAATTCGCAAGGCTCTTGCTGAATATAAGGAAAATTCAGAGCAAATTCAGGGTTATATGGAATATATGAAATTCTGGGATATGATATTTGCCAGAACTCTACAAGCATATTGCAATGCTCTAGCATTTGACTTACAGCCTGTTTGCATCAATGCTTTTACTCAGAGTGACTATGAATCAAGCACATACCAAGAGGATAAGCGGCGTGTGTATGATTTTTTGAACAAATTTGACTACAAGGCTGAATTTGGTAAAGTTGTAGCACAAATTGTGACGCATGAGACATATTTCACTTGGTTCAGAAAGACGAAGTGGGGCAATAAAGGAATGAAATTCGCCCTACAGATTTTGCCACAAGATAGATGCCTACTTACCGGATATTGGGAAAAGGGTATGTTATTTGATTTTGACATGAGCTATTTCCTACAAGCTGGTGTAGACATCAATGGATTTGACCCAGCATTTAAGAAATATTATCAGCGTGTATTTGGCTCTGAGGAAGAAGCGTTCAAAAATTATCGCCCTACAAATCCATTAAATAGACGAAATGGCGCATATGCTATGTGGACGCAAACATCACCTAGTGATGGCGCATGGGCATTTAAGTGGAATCCTAGTACATTTAATAATACGCCCTTCTTAGCGCCATTTCTGAAGAATGCCATTGCTAATGATGATATTGCTCAGTTGCAGTATAATAAGGACATTGCGTCAGCTTATGCTATTTTAGCTGGTGAAATTCGTCTATTTGATTCGGCTAAATCTGGCACAAAAGCGAATCAGTTTGCAATTGACCCAAAGACACTGGGGGGATTCATGCAGAAGGCAAAGGCTGGTCTTGGATCATTGTCCAAACTTGCCGCAATGCCGCTTGAAAATATTAAGTTCTATCAGTTTGAGGATAAGAATACAGATATGTATTCCACTCAACTTGCTACATCTGCCGGTGTTGGGTCTGGTGTGAGCCGTGTTATTTATAGCTCTGATAGACAGTCCAATGCTGAGATTGAGGCTGGGCTTAATGATATGTACCAGACTATGAAGCCGCTATATCCACAGTTTAGCAATTTCCTAGAATTTTATGTTAATCAGCTAACAAAGAAATATAAGTGGAAATTTATCTTTGACGGGTCTAATTACCCATTTGAGCGTGAAGCTCGATTTGACAAAGTGAAGAAAATGGCTGATTCTGGTATTGTTCTACCTATGCAGACATGGGCATCCGTATCTGGTTATCAGCCGCAGGTATTTGAAGCAATGATGGCTGAGAGTAAATATACAGGTTGGATCGATAAATATACACAGCTCTTGAAAAATACCAATACAACCAAGGGCGGCTCAGATAACGAAGGTGGTAGACCAAGAGAAAATTCGACCGCACTGACCGAATCTGGGGAAGCAAGCCGAGATTCATTAGAATAAGGTGAAATATTATGATGTTATCAGAAAGAACAAGTGAAGCCCTAGATATTCTAGTTGGGCAGTATTTCCAGTTGAACCGCACATTCGACCGTTGCGTGTCGTGGATGGAAGTAAAATTTGCTATGCCTAATGCCGCAAATATTATCCATCATAAACTGGCGCATCTCTGGCCGCTTATGGCTGATACTGTAAGTGATTTTAAGCATCAGTGGAATATTACCACATATTATCCTGAGACGCGCGGCGATAAGCGAACATATGATAATCTTGAGCAAATGATGAATACTATGCTTAGAGAAACGCTTGACTTATATCAAGTTATTAAGCAGACGTATTATATTGCTAAAGAAGAAAAAGATTTTAATGCAAATGCTATGCTACAAGATTTGATGGAAGATATGAATAAAGTTGTAGCGCAGATTATTCTATTGGATGATAAAGCTAAACAAATGTCAACAGAATATGACGAATATGACCGTCATATTGACAGTTGGGGCATTGTTGGGTTGGAGGATTACCAATGATTATCCTTGGAATCCCAAGAAATCCAGAAGATTATTTCATTGCTGATAGCGCTTTAGCATGGGAACTTGATAAGGCTGGCTTTTCAGCTAAATACTTAGATGATGACGCGCATTACTATAAGCGAAACGCAAAATTGCTAAAATGGCTTGAAAAGAATGGAATAGAAGGATAATACGCTAGAAAGGAGGAATCTATGATTGGAAACAGTCAAGAATATTGCCGCAATTTTAGGAGCAATCCTTTCTTTAGCAGCGGTTATTACCTTATGTTGCAAACCTATTAAACTATGTATTGCGAAGGCTCTAAAAAAATATCAGAGTGAACAAGATGACAAGATTAAGCAAAATACCATTAAAGCGACGCTCAAGAGAATTGAGAGCAAGCTAGATGCAACTGTAGCATATACAACTGAGGCGTGTCGTGGTGAAATCAAAAACATGTTCTATAAATATATAGACAATAAGACATTGCCATATTATGAAAAAATGCACATGTTGCAGATTGAGGATATTTATGTCAATAAGCTGCAAAAGAACCACTATACTAAGGGGCTTATTGAGGAAATGAAAATGTGGTCTGTTGACTATACTGGTGTTGATTCACAAAATGTCAATTAACCATATATTACCATCCTTGAAGAAAGGAGGAAGATAATTGCAGAAAGATGTAAAATTTCAGCTTGAAGATGCTGTTGAATATCCTGAATGGTGTGATAATTACCCAGAGCATAAATTTACTGTGTTTAAGTGCTGCTTTTTAAGCACTAAGCCAAATGCACACAAACTAGATATTAGTAATGACGTACTACGGCGCGACGCTCAATCTATTCTTGGCAATATGCTTGTTGCGAAAATTCAGAATGGCGATGCGACTACACACTTGCCTTCAGAAATTCAGTATGGCTATTTTCCGCGTGAACAAGAGATTGAGTTTGTTGAGGAAGATGGCGTTACTAAAGCATATGCTTATGCGGTTGTTAGCAAACACTATAGCAAGGAACTAAACAACATCTTTGAGTTTGATAATCTTCGCAATAGCTCTGTTGAAATGACAGTAACAACGGATAATGATGAGGATGAAGGCAAGGTAGTAGCGCTAGACATTTTTGGATTGACTGTACTTGGAAAAGCCATAAACGGTAGCTGTCCCGATGCAGATATTAAAATGGTGCGATTTTCTACTGAGGATGCAGATGCTTATTTTGCTAAATCTGATTCTCTATCTAATCTAAAGCAATTTGTCGAAGAAAGGAAACAATCAATGGCTGAAAAGAAAACATATAAGATTGACAAGTCTAAAGAAGCCATGTCTACGGCTGATTGGGGCGATTACGACAAGGCGGCTATGAGAGATAAAATCATGGAGGCTAAGAATCGTGACACGCTTGTTAAATCTGTATATCTACTCGTAGAAGATGGTTGGAAAGATGCGCCATCTGAACACCTCAAGTACCCGATTATGATGCTTGATGGTGACAAATTCATCTATAACCGAAATGCTCTATCATCTGCACTAGCATATGCAAAGCAGAATGACGAGACTGAGGTTGTAAATAAAATTGAGGCTATCTATAAGAAGTTAGACCTTGATGACGATTCTGAAAGAAAGGAGGACAAGAAAATGGCTGAAATTGATTTTAGCGCGGTTAATATTGGCGATCTTTGGGGTATGCTTTGGACCGCTATTGAAGAGCGCCAGAATTGGGAATATGGTATTCAGGGTATCTATGAAGAAGATAATCAGAAGTTTGCCATTGTTACAGATCGTGCAAAGACCATGTATCGGCTCGATTTTAGTCTGACTGAGGACGGTCTTACTCTTGCAGATGAGGTTGTTGAGGTCAAGCAAGAATTTACTGAGACTGATAATATCAAGAGATTTGCTGAACCTGAAAATGTTGATGACTATCGTCTAGCTGATTGTGGCGAATGCGATGAGCATGACGATAATGATGAGCATGAGGAAGAAATGTCCGCAGATGATATGAAAGCCCGTATTGCACAGCTTGAAAAAGATATTGAAGATAGGGACAATATCATTATGGGGCAGAATTCTGAGCTTGAGACGCTACGTCAGTTTAAGAAAGATGTAGAGGACAAGGAAAAGGCTATTTCTGTCGAGGCTATTATGGCTGAATGCAAGGAATATATGTCTGAGGATTGCTATAAGCAGATGCGCGAAGAAGGCATGTCTTGTGAATTTGCGGATGTTGATGCTTGGGCAAATAAGGTTAAGGCATATTGTTTCTCTGCTGTAAAGAAAACACCAAAGAAAGAAAAAACCGATGTATTTACTTTCGCTGCTCCTGTTGAAAAGAAGGAGCATAAAGGTCTATGGGACTAAAACTAAAATTGATTAAAAAGGAGACAAATATATTATGAATAATCACTCTTTTGTTATCCGCACTCTTGACGATTGGCAGAATGATGCCATCAACTGTGCTGGTATTTGCAAGGACAATGACCTAGATAATGGTCAGTTCGTTACTCGTGGCGCTCTTGGTCTAGCAACTGATGGCGGTTATGAATTTGCTTGCGCACTACCTGCTGCCAACGTTACTGATCTATGGCTTGTTGAAAAGCCTGCTGTTGGCACCACTGTTGAACAGCAGGAAATGAGCGACCCTCGTTATTTCTATAACCCCAAGGGCAGTGCATTCTCCATCAAGGGTCTAACTGCTGGTCGTACTTTCCTTGAAGTTCCTGCTTCTGCATTTACTACCGCACCCGCTGATGGTAAGAACACATATGCATCTGTTGATACCAATGGTAGACTGGTTGCTACTAACACCAAGCCAACTGCCGGTACTTATTTTACCATTGAGGCAACCCATACTGTCGATATCGGTATCGAAGCCGTTCCTACTTGGATTCTCAAGTGCGCAGCTAACTAATTAAATTTAATAAATAAGCAAAGGAGATATATATTATGAATCTAAGCAAAGAAATTGTTGCTTTCTCCAATGGCAACACTAAGTTCTATGAGCAGTTCATGGACTATCATTTCCACAAGTCCGAGGCTGAACAGGGCCGTAAGCTAGGTGCTTATGATGCAACTAAGCCTCTTGCTGAAAAGCATGATGTTGTCAACGCTGCATATTTTGCAGAAGTTGAGCGTCTTTCCAACTGCACTCGTAATGCTGAGAATGCTGACGCATGGGCAGCGAATCCTATGGTTCGTTGGGCAAACTTTGCTGTCATTAACGCCCTAGTCAATGCAGTTCTTCCTGCATATGTCACTGAGTCCCTTGCTCCATTCGTTGACTTCCGTATGGCTGGTATTGGCGACATTGTTAAGGTCAAGGTTATGCCTCGTACCCTTTACACCGTCTCTGCTGGTGGCACTGGGGAGCGCACTACTTTCCGTCAGAAGAAGTATGCTGGGGATGTTGTAATTTCCATGCAGGAGCGCATTATCACCACTTACGTTGATATGTATCGTGTAATGGCTGGCAAGGAAGATATTGCTGATTTCGTCCGTGCTATCGTTCTTTCCATTGAGATTGATATGCAGAAGATGGCTGTTGCCGCTCTTAATGCTGGTCTAGCTGGCGCTTCCTATCCTTCTCAGTTCCTCGAGAATGCTGCATTTGATGCCAAGAAGCTAATTGCTCTAGCACAGCGCGTTCAGGCTTATAACAATGGCATCAAGCCAATTATCATGGGTACTGCTTCTGCTCTAGCTAATGTTCTACCTGATAGCACTATGGGTTATCGTGGCACTTATGACGCTAATGGCGGCTCTGTCCATGTTCTCCGTGACTTCTATGGTTTTGCTCTTTATGAGCTACCCCAGATGCCTACTGGCTCTAACTATGGTCTAGCTCTTGACGACAACAAGCTATATGTTGTTTCTCCTGTTGGCTCTAAGCTCGTTGTTGGTGCTATGTCTACTACTCTCACCAATAGTAACCAGTTCTACGAGAATGCTGATCTTACACAGAACTTTACCATGCGCAAGAACTATGGTTTCGAGTTCGTTGGCGCATCCTTCGCTGGTCTATACACCATCACTGAGTAATAATTATCTGAGAGGGGCTATTAACCCCTCTCTATTTATAACGGAAATAAGAAAGGAAAATAAAAGGAATGGCAAATACTACGAACACTAAATCCACTACGACTACTAAGACAACCAAGCAGACTGAAACATCGGCTGTTGACATGGAAAAGAAGCAACTAAAGGCGCAGCTTGCAGAACAGCAGAAGCGTATGGAAGAAATGATGGCGCAGATGCAGGTACTTATGCAGGCACAGTCTCAGGTCAAGACAGATGTGGCATCTGCTGAGGATAAATCTAAGGCGCTTAGAAATATCAAGTTTATCAATATGTGTCCGGGCAATATCAATCTACGTGGCACTCGTATGCACAGAATTGAAGGACAGTATAAGTATAAGATGATTCCAGAGTCAGAGGCGTTTTCTGTTGTAAATAATATGCCCGAAACTGTATCTAGTGGCATGGTATATATTGATGACCCAGAATTTGTTCATAAGTGCGACCTAGATGAAATTTATCGTCATATTCTTAGTGCGACAAAGCTCAAGGAGCTACTTAAGCAGAATGTGGTTGATATTTGTGAAGTATATAAGGGCGCAACTGACCAGCAGAAGCAAATCATTGTAGATACTATTTCCAACATGGTGCTTGACGGTCATCCTGTTGATGCTAACGTGCTTGTTAAGATTGGTGAACTTAGTGGTAAAAATCTAATTGATATTGAACCCCTTGATGACAAGGAGTGATAAATTATGGCAACATCATTTGATGTTATTGGACAAAGAGCATTAAGTGTAATTGATGATTATAAACTGCGCAAGCTATATGATGCAAACATTGAGCTGTTTCACGACAAGATTGATGGATGGATAATTAGTTCAGCAGCAAAGTTTATAGAATGTGAGCAACCCCTAACATATGATTCAGAGCTTAGACAATTTGACGCAGATTTAACAGATTTAGAGATTCAGATTCTTGCCGAATATTGGGTTATATACTGGTGGCGCGGCGAGACGGACGTAGCAACACAGATTGCACAAAAACTTAAAGTTCCATCATCTTTCCAGATGGATGGCGTATCCTCGCAGAATTTCAAAGAAAAACAGAACGTCATTGATAAGCTAGAAGAAGATGTAGATAGGCTCATTCACGACAAATACCAGCTCTTATATCTATCCTCCTATAATTATTAAAGAGGGGTGGATATATGAGTAGAACAGATAAGCAAGATAAAATTCATGCTTTATATAAAGTCCTGTTGCTGTTTGAAGATTTAACCAGTCTTGAGCCGACAATCGAAGAAGCCGACTATACAACATATTGTGAGCGGCTATCTGTGCGATTTAGGGCGGTTGATGGCGAGATTGCCGATACACTAGCAGGATTAAGCAAAATGGGGCTTGAGCTTACTCATCCTATTATTCGTTCATGTGTATTGCGGATGACGAACAGGATTGAAAGGATGGGTGATTGATATGGCATATGAGATGTTTCAATATCAACCAAGCCCCAATGATTATTACCGCGATTTGACGCAAGAATACATTTGTGCACAATGGGACAACACATCTGCTAAAACACCTGAGAATGGCGGCGAATTGCTAGAACAAAATAAAATAGGGTCTAATGAATATAGTTGTGTTCAAGCATGGGTTGCACCTACTGTTGCAACTACATCGACCGGACAAAAGGATACTATTGATTTTTTACAGCTAATATTTAGAGATATTGACCATTTTGTTGTGCGTGGACTGTATTACAAGTTTGATAGCAATGTGTGGATTGTCCATGATTCTGGCAAATTTGATGGTTTACCTCGTGCTGTTGGTGTGCGTCGTTGCAACAATGTCATGCGGATTAAAGATGAGGTCAATGCCGTAATCTTTAGCGCACCATGCGTTGTTGATTATGATATGCAATCACCGTCAGCACAGGTAAGTACGCCCGTCATTACGCCAAACAACCATGCTGTTGTTATGGTTCAGGGTAATGAGGATGTATATAGACTATTCAAGTTGAATACCAGATACATTCTAGGTGGCAGACCATTCAAGCTGTTATCTTATCAGAATGCAATCAATGCATATGGTATTGATAAGCCGACATTGCTCACTCTTGAGCTATATCTTGATGAGGCTCATGCCGGTGATGATATTGCGAATCAGCTTGCGGATAATAGCTCTATTGATTATCCAATGGACGAAAACGCGCCATTTCCAATGGGTTAAAGGAGGGCGGTTAGATGTATAACTCATTAAGTCGTTTACCGACAATACCATATAATATTATGGTATACCTAGCAAAATCGACCGACCCTATTGCTGAGATATTTTGGAAGATGCTGGCATATAAGGACTATAAGGCATTGAGTCACGAACCGCTTACATTTCAACAGAAGATGAAGTTAGTATGGGCACAAGGAAAACAGGATACATATAGTGTATTTTTAACTAATCTAATTGAGGATGCTATGGCTGAATCTAAGCAGATTGTTAAGATATATCAATATTATATCCATGCTTCTGAGCTATATACTAGCACAGTAGTCTATGCGTTTGATTGTCTATATGGTGGTCAGATGAGTCTAGTTGAATATAACGGTATTCCTGTCAATCGCGGCGATTTGTTCATTCACTGTATGCTATATTTGCTTAATGGCGCAGAAGTAGGCGGCGTAGGCAAGCTCATGTTTTTAGATGATATGAGCCGATATAGTGCTGCTAAGTCAGCTATTGGTAACAATAAGACATTTACAGGTGTTCAGCTATATATGGCGGTCAATGTTGGAGATTCTGGCAAGGTGGTAGATTGTGTCGATTGACATTGCTGTCCTTGAAAAGGGATATTTTTATTTCGATAAGCCAGTACCATACAAATTATCAGACACGACCCATATTGATATAACGCCTATATCAGTATATGACAGCGAGGTCTTTTTGTCAAGCTGTGATATTCTTCAAATAGATAAAAATGCGCTCAATTCTGTTGAGATAATACAGATGAGCTATCTTGATTTTTTGCTTAAAGTCATGTTACCTACAGACCAATCAGGATTGATGCTAGATAAATTCTGTAATATTCTGAAATTGTGTCTTGGTATGCCAGATTGGAAAATCAAGCTGAATGAAAAGGAAAAAATCAGCATACTTGCGCCTGATGATTCATTTGAAATCACAGGCAAGCAATTTGATGATATTAAGCGTATCATACTGTATCAGAATGTGCTGCATTATGACGACACATACATTGACCCAGATTTAAAAAAGATGATGGGTGAAGTGGATAGGCTTAAAAGTCAGGGTATCAATGTGCCGAACCTAGAGCGGCGCATGGCTATCATTACGGCTCACTGCGGCATTGATAAACAAACATTGATGCATTATACAATGCGGTCGTTACAGTTACTATTTGAAGAATGCGCAGGAGAGGTTGAATTTACAACCTTGCGTCCTATTATGCTATATGCTGGAAAGGCTAAAGAGCTTGAGCATTGGATATACAAGAAAAAGAAAGACAGGTTCGATGGGTATGTTACATCTGTTGAGTCTTACAATAAATCTATGGGTGGAGATGGCATAGTTAAACAAGCCAACTCCGATATGATAAAACAAATAAATAATATTGTAAATCAATAAGGAGGAAATCTTATATGAGAAAATTCCTAGCTGGCGTTGGTGATGCTATTCTACTCAAGGGGCAGACTATCATCGGCTTCGCTAAGACTCTAACCGAGTCAACCTTTGGCTTTACTATTTCTTCAGAAGAAATTCGTGGGGGCAAGGGCAATGCACTAATTGGTAAGTATTACCATGACTCTGGTCTAACTGTTCAGATTACTGACTCTTGCTTTAAGCTAGAGTATATTGCTGCCAACCTTGGTGTCGATCTACAGAAGGGCGGTCTTGGTGTTTATCAGAATGAACTCACTGTTCAGACTGCTGGTAAGGTCACTCTACCACAGGCTCCAACCGCTGTTGCTGGCTCTATGATTGGTTGGTATCGTACTCCTAGTGAGAAAGATTATACTGTTGGCACAATTACTGAGGCGGCTGGCGCATATACAATGGCTATTCCTAACGCTGCGGTTGGTGAGAAGTATTGTGTGACGTATTTCTATCAGAATGCCAATGCTGATAGCATCATTATCCCAGTTGACTATGTGCCAGATGAGCTTCATGTCATCATTCTTAACGACCTGTTCAATGCGGATATTTCTACTACGAACAATGCAACTAAGGTTGGTCGTCTAATTACTGATATTCCTAGACTACAGCTTGATGGCGCACAAGACCTTAACCTTACTGCAACTTCTGCGGCTACTGTTTCTCTGTCTGGCTCTGCTCTAGCAGTTGATAACACTGATTCTTGCGAAGGCGAATCTTATTATGGCACTATGACTGAAGAAATCTTTGGTGCAAAGTGGCAGAACGAAGTCAGAGCTATTGCATTTGAGGATGCTGACATGTCTCTAGCTGCTCAGGGGACTCAGACTGCTGTTTGTTATGTTCTGTTTAACGGCAATAAAGCACCTAAGATGGTTGACAATGCCAACTTTACGTTTGCTGTTGAAGATGGTGATACGTTTGCATCTGTTGATGCTAAGGGTGTTGTCACCGCTAAGGCGGCTGGTAAGGCTCATATTTCCGCAACTCTAAAGGGTGCAGACCCCGGTAATGGTCCATCTGTTGTTGGTTATTTTGAGGTTACTGTAACCGGCTAATTCGTTTAATTTTAATGGGGAGAGATATTCGTATCTTTCCCCATTTTATTACATTCAAATAAAGTAGGTGAAAAATAATGGATTGTCCATATTGTAATGTAGTAAATTATGATGAAATCCCAACTTGCAACAAGCAAGAGGAACATCCTATCTGTCCTTATGTGCGGCGGTGTATTGAGCATCACATCTGGAAGCCGCTAGCATATATGGCTAATTGCCCAATCAAATCTGCGCCAACTGGTAATGTGCAGTTTGAGCGACATGGCTATCTATATGTACAAGTAGGCGATGAGGTCATCAAGGTAGAAAACCCATATAACTATATCCCAGACAATGTAGAATTAAGGAAATATAAAGGAAAATATAAGGTAGTAAAGGAGAATAAGGAATAATGAAGGAAAATATTATGAGCAAAGAGCCAGTAGAGATTAAAGAATATGGTATTAAGGTCAATCAGTATCTAACATATAGCCAGATTCAGTCTATTGTTGATGGACTAAAGAAGCTAAATTCATGGGCAGAGCGGCAACAGAGCATTGATATGTGTATCCTCTATTTTGCAACTGACCTTAAAAAAGAAGAGATTGAGGCGCATGACCATGATTATTGGCTCAAGACGGGTGTTATTGAAGAAGTACATGATAGAATTGAGAATATTTTCCAACTCTATGATGCTATCAAGTATGAGGAATCTCTACAGAAGTCTATTACGCAGATTGCAAGAGAATTACCAAGATTTAGTAATAAGGTAGATGAGGTGATGAAGAATGCCTCTATCCCAAGCAAGAAATGATAAAGAAGTCTTAGTTATGTTACATAGTCCTATAGCTAAAGCTATAAACTATGTCATAGACAAGATATATGATGAAAATATCGGTACGATACATGATATAGTGTATATGGCATATAATCCAGAGGAATATGAGCGGACTGGTGATTTCTATAGAGCATGGGGAGCTGGCACTACAAAAGTAGTAAATAAAAGAACAGTTGAGGGCGAGTTCAAATATAAACCCGATAAAATGAGCATTGGTAATACAGACCCAAATAGCTCTAGTTATGGACAACATATTGGTCTAGCTGGTGATTTTTACGGACAAGATGCTAGACCGTACTTAGCTGAATTGATATATAATGGCGCAACCGGCTCATTATTCGGCGATGGCGCATTTAGGAATCAACGTGACGCATGGACTGAATTGAATAAGCGTATAGGTAGACGCAAGATGAAACAATGGATGAAAGAGGGGTTGGAGGCAGCTGGGCTTAAGGTGCAGATGCACAATAAAGCCATAGAGGTCACAACCACTAAGGTGGACTAGATATGATTATAGCAGGATTAGATGCTAGTACGTCATCTACTGGATGGTCTATATTTGATAATGGGCGACTTATTGCATATGGCACAATTAAACCAAAGGGCGATGATTGGCATGATAGAGTAATGGGGCTTACTATGGAATTATCGAGCATATTTAGACAGTATAAGCCGACAATTCTCTATGCAGAGGAAGTGCCATTAAAAAAAGGTGCGTCTACTATAGAGAAATTAGGTGCAGTACAAGGCGTGATATTAGCATTATGTGCTGGCTTCAAGATAAAGCCATGCTTCTTGATGCCAAGTAAATGGCGTGGCGACCTTAATCTCTTTGACGGCACTAGAGCTGGATTGCAAAGAGATGTTCTGAAGAAAAAAGCCATAGAGATGGCGAATGAAGAATTTAGCCTCGATTTGGCATGGGTTGCCCCAAGTAGCAAAAAGAATGAGGATGATTGCGCAGAAGGAATCCTCATAGCCTACTCACAAATAAAAAAGGGAGTGTGATGAATGGCTGGAAGTAACTCTAACTACTCGATTCTGGTTGATGTTCAACTACAGGAAGAGAGTATAAAGAAACAACTCAAAGAAATACAAAATAATAAGGATACTAAGTTAAAGATTAGCGTTACAGCAGATGGTGCAGAGAGAACCAAAAAAGAGCTAGATGGTGTAACTCAATCTACTGAGAATCTTAATACAGAAACAGAAAATATTGCTGTTACCTATCAGCAATTTAGACAAGTTCTTGATTTAGCAACGGGTGCTTTGAGCAGTATGTATGAACAAGTCAAGAATCTTGATGATGCTATGACCGACTTCAAGAAGGTCAGTGATTTACAGGGTACAGCACTTGATAAATACGTTGCAAAGCTAAGTCAATCTGGTAGAGAAGTAGCAAGAACCGGTAAACCAAATCGGTCTGAGCCGGTATGTTGCGATGGTAAAGCAGCATAGAGAACAGCCCCTAAACCCTTGAAAGCCTCAAGAGCCTTATCACTACAACATGAGGATGAGATATGCCTGAGTGTGAAAATCATTCATTATTAACAATGAATTAGTGCGAAAGCAGAAAGACGATAAGGATGATTCAATGGTTGAAAAACCTAAAGAATCAATGATAAATAATGTATCATAAAAGGGCAGATTGGGCGCGAAGCCGTGATGAGCGGTGTGTCAATCGAATATACAGGGCGACCTTCCAAACATATAGGGTGAAGAAATATTCAGGAAGGGATTGAAAACCCCTTGACAAATTATCTAATATGTGCTATGTTATAGATACTTAAAGGAGGTATCTATCATGTTTGCTTTAATGCTTATTATGTTGATTTTTCCAGCTATTGGTATCTGGACATTATACTGTGTAATAGTTGGTTTATTTGGAAAGCATGATAATCAACAAAATAATCAATCGTCTTATCATATTGATAGCCGTACCAAAGAGGAAGAGCGGCGAATCAATGAATGGGGATTAGACGATGATTGGCGTTGGGGGAAATTGTAATATTAGATAATTTATAACCGTCAGAGATGGTATCGGCAGCATCTATGTTCCGAAAAAGTGGATTTAATGATTCAGATGCCGCTATGCTTGCAAAAGTTGCTGCTTCTTATCAGAACGTAGCTGATACGGCTGTTTCAGCAGAAGATGCAGCCGCCTCTATTGTTTCACAGATTCGTGCATTTGGTGAGGACGCTAGTTTTGCCACTCATGTTATTGATGCATACAACGAAGTAGCAAACAATTTCAGTGTGGGTACTAATGACCTATCACAAGCAATGGAAATTGCTGCTAGCGGTATGGCTACTTATGGTAATTCATTTGAACAAGTCATAGGTCTCGTAACTAGCGGTACAGAAATCATGCAAGGGCGCAGTAGTCAGGTTGCCAGAGGTTTATCGACGATTGCAGCTCGTATTGTAAAGAATAAAGATGCTCTTGCAGAATATGGTATTACAGTAGAAAATGTAGATGGTAGCTTAAAGAGTACATTTGATGTGTTATCTGAATTGAAGCCCAAATGGGATTCTATGACAGATGCACAAAGAACGGCTCTTGGTGATACTATCGCGGGGCAGAATCAATATAAAGTCCTTGCCAGTGTGATGCAGAACTTTGATCATGCGGCTGACGCAACTAAAACAGCCTTAGAGTCGGTTGGTTCTGCGGCACAAGAAAACAGTAAATATATGGAGAGCCTAGAAGCAAAGCAACAGGCTCTTAAAGCAGAATTTGAAGATTTTGCAAATCGCGTATTATCTAAAGACCTAGTTAGTGGCTTTATCAATGCCGGTACAGCTATGCTCAATTTTGCCAACAATGATGTTGGTGCGGCTATTACTAGAATTGGTGTATTAAGCACTGGTGTTACTGGTCTAGTTGGCATAGTTGGACAGACGGTTGGTAAAATTGCTGAGGTTGGGTTGCAGCTTAAAAATCTAGGCGTTGGTGGCGACTCATTTCTTGGTATGCTTGCTAGTGGCAAAATTGCTCTAATAGTTGGTGGCACAGTTGCAGCTATTACGGCTTTAGTTGAAGTTATTAAAGCTGTAAATCAAGCCGTAGAAAACAATAAGTTTGAAAATCTTGTTGCTTCTATGGACGATGCTAACCAAGAGCTAGAAAATACCAAGACAGGGTATGAAGAAATTAAGAAAAAGCTAGATGAGCTTAATAATATACCATATGATGGTAACGAAGCAGAATTACAAGCAGAACGTGAGCAGTTAGAAAAGCAGATTGAAGCTTATGAAAAGCTGATTGAATTACGTCAGACAGATACAGTTGAGGCGGCTCGTAAAGTTACAACTGGTGGTAAGCAAGTAACTGGCGCAACCGTAAGTGGATTAAGCACAGATGAATTTGGTAACAAAACACTTACAACTTGGCAACAAACTCTAACTATAACAGATGAACAAGCAAATGCGTTGAGGGGAACATTTGAGTCTGTTGAAGATGCAACCAATGCAGCGTTTGAAGCTCTACATGAGTATGTAGATTCTACAACATATGAGGCATATTTAGAGGCATCCTCTTTTGGAAATTGGAGCGAGGCTGCTGAAATTGCTCAAAATGCTCTTAATGAATTGGGTGTAACAATCACTGAAAAAAAGCAAAAGACGATTGATTGGGCAAAATCTCAAGGACAGTCATTGGCTAATTGGTCAAAATATACTCAAGATGTTATCACATCTAGTGATTCTGCTACTCAGCAAGTAGGTGAGCTTGTTGCATCAACAAAGGATTATTACGATGCTCTAAAAATTCTTGCAGATAATGGTGAAAATCTTGACCAGTGGCAACTTGATTTTATCACTAATTGGGAAACGCTTAATAGTGTAGTACAAAATACTGATTTAAGTGGAGTAGCTAGTGATGTACAAGAACTTGGTATAACCACAGAAGAATTAATATCGGAGTTTGACCAATACAATGAGATAATTACAAATTATAAGGCGGCAACGGCAGGAGCATCCGGGGCAACTGAGGATTTTGTCAAATCACTATTTGACACTAATGGACAGCTTACAAACACTGCTAGTTATGCGTTGTCTACCAACGGTTCTATGGCTAACATGGCGCAATTGTTTATTCAAACGCAACAAGCACAGTCTCAGACAAACTTCAAAAACCTTATTGATCAGATATATGCGGTTGGTCAAGCAGCGTTGATAACGACCGATCAAATATCAAGTATGATGTCTGCTGCTGGAGTCGGAATTGGACTTAGTGATACCGAGTTATCTAAAAACCTACAACGTACTTATCAAGAGAAGTATAGAAAGAGCGTAGCAAGTGACCCAGCTGCATATAAAAAATGGTTACAGGATTATGCTTATAAAGCAGGTCAAGAGAAATATCAAATAGAGCAAAAGAAATATCAAGAGCAACTTGCACAAATATCCTCTTTTGTCCCATCAGGTGGAGGAGGTGGCGGCGGAGGCTCATCCTCAACAAAAAAAGACCAAGAAGAGGTTAAAGCTAAAACCATCAATACCGTTGAAGAACTGCGTGAATATCTAACTGATGAATCAACCCGTCTTAAGCTAATTGATCCAGATATTAGCAAATCTGACCTAGAGTCAACTCTATCAGAAGTAGCCACTATATATCAATCCTATCAGGATTATCTATCTCAGCTCAAACAACAAGGATTTGATGAAACAAGTGAACAGTATCAACAAGCTGAGGCTGAATTTGCTAATTTCGTCGAGACTATAAAAAATCTACTAATGTCATTATTGTCGGATGGTAAATATAGCATCGATGAAATAATGGACTATGTAGAAAAGAATTGTGGCAATTTATCTGATATGCTTAGTGGCATGTTAGATACTGTCAAGAGCAAGGTATCATCTACGGTAGCGTCGATTAGCGGTTCTCTTAATCAAGCATTTGCAAGTGGTGATGCAAACAGTATTATTAGCTCAATAGAACGCACGCGCGATATGATAAACGCAATGAGTGATTCTATTAACGATCAATATGATGCAGCAGTCAAATCTGCAATTAGTAATGCAAGTGCTGAGGGTAAAGTAGCTCAAGAAGTAGCAGATGAATACGACCGTCAGAATCAGCTACTTGAGGATAAGATAGCTCTTGAAGAAAAGCTAGAGGCTATAGAAAAAGCTAAGCAACGCCGTATGCTAGTATATAGTGAAGGACGTTTCCAATATATGCAAGATGCTGATGCTATATCTAGCGCACAGAAAGACTACCAAGAAACATATCGAGATGTTGAACAACGCCAAATGCAGGATATTTTAAGTAGTCTTGGCGATAAATCTTCTGCATTCTTTAGTCAATATTTTGGCGATGGCGATGTAACCGGCGGAAAAATAAAAAGGTATCCGTCAGAGTTGCGGAAGTATCTGATGGATGCTTTAAAAGACGAAATTAGTGGGTCTGTCTTTGAGTCGTTAAGTGATAGTGAGCTTTCTAAATTATTTGGTAGTGCGATGTCTCCGGGCGCGGCATTTAACCAAATCCAAAAAGCATATGCCGCAAGGCAAGCTGCTCTTGATGAAAAAGCAGAACGCAAAGCTGAACTAAAAAAGCAAATTCGTGAAGAAAATGTAAAATATTATGGTGTTGATACCGACTTTGGCGAAAAGATAAAGAACGCTCAGTCCCAATCCGAGGTAGCATACTGGACTCAGCTCAGAGATACTAAGCAACAGATGATTAAGGAATATAGAGAGGCATATGGTGATGAAGCCGCCTCAAAATATTTCGGAACAGATGTTAGCAAACAGGATACATGGGCTAGTAATCGTGATTTATACAAAGAGGCATATGAGTCTGGTAGTAAAGCATGGTGGTTCGATAAAGAGATACTTCATAGACAAAACTATGTAGACAAAAAGGATGAGTGGACTGAGAAAAATCCAGAGTTAACACAGGCTCAATATAATGCGGCGACTGCTGTTGACATGGAGGATTTTGGCGATCAACGGCTATATAATAGAATCTTTAGTGGAGCTATTACTAAGGATGAGATTCAAGACCTATATAATAAGTCAAAATCTGATATATCTAAGGGCTATCTTCTCAACCTAGCATCTGAGATGCATAAAGCTGGATATAGTGGTTATGCCAAAGGGACAAGAAGCGCCAATAGTGGCTTATCTCTAGTTGGTGAAAATGGTCCAGAGCTAAGAGTGCTGAATCAGGGCGATGGTATATTGCCAAGCGGCATTACAGATAATCTATGGCGTTGGGGGTCTATGACACCTAGGGATATGTTGTCATCTTTGGCTCAAAAGGCACAGAGTTGGGCACAGACGCTCAATATTAGCAATGTTACATTACCAAATGTGCGCGATGCTCAGTCGTTCGTAAGCGGACTAAGAGAATTGGCACAACAATATGTGACAAGACGTAGTTAACATAATATCATGGTAGCTGTATAATTATGGCTACCATGATTATATAAAAGAGGTGATTTAATGTTACCTAGTGAAGAATTATTACAATCTATTGACATCTTGGCTCAAAATGCAGTCAAGAATTCAGTTAAGATATATACAGCCATAATAACAGCTGTAGGGGATAATAATACCTGTTCAGTACGTGTCAATGGTAAGACGCATAGCAATATAGCATATTATGGTAATACACCAACTGTAAATAAGAGCTATAGGGTATTTTGTCCAAATGGCTCAATGAATCAGGCATTTATTATCACAGGTGGTGGTTCATCTGGCGGTGGTAGCACTGGTGCTACAGATTATAATCAGTTGACAAATAGACCATCTATCAATGGCACGACTTTATCAGGCAATCAAACATCCAGTCAATTGGGGTTGTATGGTACAAACAATACACCACCATATCCTGTCACATCTGTTAATGGACAGACTGGTGATGTAACTATATCTGCCGGCGGTAATGTTGATTTAGTCAATGGCAAAACGGGTGTGGTTGTATTAACACAGGATGATGTTGGCGATGGCACGACATATGTTCGTACACACAATGATTTTACCGATGTGCTAAAGACGCAAATCAACACCAATGAAGATAATATTGCTATGGCTGAAAGTGACATTGACGGACTACAGACTGATGTTGGCACATTAAAGACGAATGTAACTAGCTTACAAACAGCTCTAACTAGCAAGCAAGATGTTATAGTAGGTGCGGCTAGTACCATTACTGAGAACAATCTAGCTATTGATAGAGTATTGATATCTAACTCATCTGGTAAGGTAGCAGTAAGCAATGTTACGTCAACTGAGCTTGGTTATCTTGATGGCGTTACTAGCAATGTACAAACACAACTTGATAAGAAACTAGAAACAGCACCTGTTACATCTGTTAATAGTAAAACAGGAGCAGTTCAGCTCAATGCTAGTGATGTTGGTGCTTTACCTGATACTACTATTATCCCAAGTAAAACGAGTCAATTGGATAACGATAGTGGCTTTATTACAGATATTCCAATAGCGTCTACTACACAGCTTGGCGGTGTTAAAATAGGTGCTGGGCTTAGTGTTACTGAAAATGGCACATTATCAGCAACTGGCGGTGGTACAGCAGATGCAGTCGAATGGAATAATGTACTAGATAAGCCTACTACAATAGCTGGTTATGGCATTACTGACGCTAAGATTGAGAACGGTACGATTACACTTGGCAATCAAACAATTACACCATTGACATCAGCACCGGTCATTAGCGTTAACGGTCAGACGGGCGATGTTACGGTTCGCGAAGTGCCAGCTGTAACCACTGCCGATAATGGAAAATTCCTACGAGTAGTAAATGGTGTATGGACAGCTGTTGCAATAGCAGATGCAAGTGGGGTGAAATTTTAATGGCTGAATATTTAACTAATACAACCGATTTGATCTCAGTAGCTAATGCTATTAGGACAAAAGGCGGCACAACTGAGCTATTAACTTATCCAGATGAATTTGTGACAGCGATTCAGGCAATTTCGCTTGGTATAGTTCCACAACTTATTGTAACGGTATCTGCTGGTGCCATGGTCACTGCAACAAATGGTTCAAAAACAATTACCGGAACATCTGACAACACCGGCGTTTGTACGCTTGCAGTACCAGAGATTGGCATATGGAGCGTATCTGCTACGCTGGGTGGACAAACATCTGACACAAAAACAGTATCTATCACAGATACTTATATGGTGTCACTATCATTCTTCTCTGCGACTATTACTGTTACAGTAGATTCTGGCGCTTCTGTTTCATTGCAAAAGGATGGCGCAACAATTCAGACAAAAACCAGCACTGGAACAGTTGTATTCACCGTCACGGAAACCGGTACATATACAATCGTTGCCACAAAGAATGGGCAAACCACAAGCGGCTCTGTTGATGTCGTGTCTGGTACGACCTCCTACACGTTGACACTCTATTTTGTTTCGTCTACACTCAACGACAACGAGTGGGACGTTATCAAAGTTGTGTCTGATGCAGGACAGGGCGCGAACTATTGGAGCATCGGCGACCGAAAGGAAGTAACGTTAAATGGTACGGTTGGAGTGTTGACACTATCTAATTACACAACCTACGCTTTTATCATTGGATTTAACCACAATGAAGAGTTAGAGGGTATAAACAGAATCCATTTTCAATTTGCAAAGACTGCTCTCTCTGGCGGCATAGACGTTGCGCTATGTGACAGATATTACAACAATACCGGCGGTGGATTTCGCATGAATACCACCAACTCAAACTCTGGCGGTTGGGCATCGTCAAATATGCGTACAAACATTTGCGGGACGAGCCTCTCGAGTTATTCCGGTACGATTATTGCGGTCATTCCGGCAGAGCTCCGTGCCGTTATTAAGTCTGTTACCAAGTATACGGACAACACAGGCGATGGCATAGGCAATGTGAAGAGCTACGTCACAGCGACGACAGATTACTTTTTCCTGTTATCGGAATACGAAGTATTCGGGTCTACCACTTACGCAAATAGCAACGAAGCCAGTAAACAGTCACAGTATTCGTATTACAGCGCCGGAAACAGCAAGGTCAAATACAATCACAGCGCGACAAGTACAACCGTTAATTGGTGGCTTCGTTCCCCGTATGCCAGCTATCCCACATTTTTCGCGATTGTGTATGCTGGCGGCACGGTCAGCCGTGCCGCCGCATACGCCTCGCTTGGTTTCGCACCCGGCTTTTGTGTATGAGGTATGAATATGGACTATATCACATATAAGCGATTCAAGGGAAAATCCATCTCTGGGGAGGTTAATATCCCATATGGTACGATTTTGCAAGAGCATGAAAACTTCCTCTATCTCAATGGTAAACTAATCTGCTGCGTGACGAGTGAAAACGGATGGGAGCATTTCAGGAAGAATACACCAGAAGGGGCAGAGCGGCAAGAAATGCTTGAGCGCCTCTATCGATGGTATGCAAAAAACGGCTGTGGTGAAGACTTTACAGATGAAAAATGGCTGGGACAGAAAAACGGTTACTGGAAGAATCGGTTGAGAACAGCAAGCACAGAGCAATTGGAGAAAATCTATCAAGAGAAATTTGGAGGGACACCATGTATGCAGTAAAGCAGGACGGCGCATTTGCCGGGTATGCGGACAGTGTTGTACCCATCAGACTGCACGGCAACGGCTGCTATGTACCGTGCGAGGAAAATCAGGCAGAAGGATTTTGCGCGAAGATGGTCGTGACGCTGACCGACGAGGACGGGAAGGAATATCAGGCACTTGCTGACACGGTGTTTCATCTCACAGGTCATATGCTGAAAGGCACTGAACCAGAAGGCAGTTATGAACAAATGGGGGCGGCATTGCCACTCACAGATGCGGAAACCGCTGCTAAGATTCTATTAGGAGAAGCAGAATGACATATATAGAAAGAGCTAGAGCATTACGTCCCTATATTGAAAAAGCAGCTATCAGCTTAACCGATGAAGACGCACTACAAGCAGTAGAGCTATTCCCACAGTGGGTAGTAGGACGTGCTTATGTAGTAGATGAGCGGTTGCAATACAAAAATGTACTATATCGCGTGGTTCAAGCACATATCTCACAAGCGGATTGGGCACCTGATATTACACCTGCACTGTTTGTGGTCGTTTCACTAGATGAATGGCCGGAATTTGTGCAGCCTACTGGTGCGCATGATGCTTACAATAAGGGTGACAAGGTTACGTTTAATGGTAAGCATTATATCAGCTTGATTGATGCGAATGTATATTCACCAGCGGCATATCCGGCTGGTTGGCAGGAACAGGCATAAATAAAACAATATCCTCTATGAGTCATATTGAATCATAGAGGATAAAATTTAATTTAACTAGGATGTGATTATTGGTATCATGTCACAGGAACAACAAATACATAGAAAGGAGGATGAGATATGGCTTTAACTAAACCCAGTTTATATCCAGTAGCAGCATTTGATGCAAGTAGAGAACAGCAGTTCAAGTTCTATTCACAAGGCGGCTCTCAGGTCACAGGCAATATATTAACAATAAAAAATAATGCAACATTAGCTCAGGTATATAAACAGACAGTTACATCATTTGCTTATATCCATACATTACCGGCCAATACATTAACCAATGGCACACGATATCAGGCGACGATTCAGACGATTGATGCACAGGGCAATATATCAGTTGAATCAGACCCTATTCTATTCTATTGCTATACTCAACCTACTTTAATTTTTACCAATATGCCACCTAGCAATAATATCCCTAACGCATCCTTTGAATTTGAGGCACAATATAATCAAGCTGAATCTGAGCAGTTGGCGCAATATCAATTCAATCTCTATGATGCTCAGGGCGATTTAGTAGCAACAAGCGGCGTTAAATATCTACAGAATCAACCTGTACCAACAATTGTGTCCTATATGTTCTCAGGCTTTGAGGATAAGTTGACATATCAGATTGAGGTAGTTGGGCAAACTGTAGAAGGAACGGCTGTAGAATCAGGCAAAGTCAGTATATACATTGTATATGTCATACCGAGATTATATACAACCATGTATTTGACCAATAATTGTCGTGACGGATATGTGACGATTGAGAATAATATGGTTGGTATTCCGGGCGATTCTAACCCATATCCTCCTACATATATTGATGACAAAGAGGTCGATCTCAGAGCTGAAGGCTCATGGGTGGAATGGAAAGATAACTATGAGATAGCTGGTGATTATACCATGGGTATATGGGGGCGCGACTTTAATCCTAACTCAACTATCCTCACGTTTACTAATGATGATGGAGCAACCGTCACATTAACATATCGTGAAGAGGGTGAATATGTATGGATTGAGCTTGTAGCCATTCATCCTAAATGGCGGCATTACTATGGTATCTTCTCTAATAAGATAGCAAAGCCAACTGATACAGAATATCTATGCATATGGAATCGGCGCATCAACAATGTATACGACTTAAAAATTGAGAATAGAGGTGAGACGGTATGATTGCTGTATTAGGCTATAACTTTTGTTCAGATAGAAACGCTATTGACCCTATGCCAACCAACGTCTCACATATCACTAAGACGCGCATTGAGAACGGCATATATGATCATTTCAACGTAAGCAACAATGTCACTAAGCCATATGACCCAACTATCCCTACCGATTGGGATTGGGATACGGTCATGGATTGTAACTTTGAGAACAATATCTCTGCTGGCAATGTTGACCAAATTGCTAAGGATATTACAGGCTATAGACTCAAGCGACGTAAAGTTGGCGAATTTGAATGGACAACAATTAAAGAGGAGCAGATTAACAGTCTGTCAGAATTATCGTTTACATTTACTGATAATTTGGCACTTAATCTTACTGAATATCAATATGCCTATGTGCCTATGATGAGTCATGTTGAGGGTGATTATATTGTAGAGCAAATTGCTACTAATTTCAAGGGTGTATTTATTTGCGACTATGATACGGTATATAAACTATATTGTGGCGTTGCATATGGTAATAATGACCAAATGCGGCAAGTAGGCGTATTTACACCATATGGGCGGCAATATCCTGTCGTTATTAGCAATGGACTACAGAATTATCAGACCGGCTCGATTCAAGGTAAGGTACTACCAGCTGATTTTGAGCAAACGGGAAATATTGATAGACGGGAAATCACAACTAGAAAGAATACCCTACTAAAATTCCTAACCAATGGCAAACACAAGGTAATAAAGGATTGGAATGGCGAGGCTTGGCTCTGCCTTATCACAGGAAATCCATCGGTATCTTATGATAGCAATTATGGTATGGGCATGTGTGATATTAGTGCAAGCTGGACAGAGACAGGTAAGCCGGATAACAAGTCCGATCTGTTTATGAATGGACTTATCCCAACGGAGGCTTAATATATGGCATTGAATATCACACAGGATGATTATAATATCCTCAAGCAATCATATATTAAGCAATATATTAAGCTTGACCTACTAGATTTTAACATGAACGTCGTAGATGAACTAAGCGGCAACCTGATTGGATTATCTGTCACGGTTGATGCTAATGCTGATTTGCGGCGTTCGTGTGAATGTAACCTAGTTGTTACAGATAGCTCATTTGAGATTCGGCCCGGTGGCAAGATTTTTCTTGATAAATATATCAGACCATGGATTGGATATCTTAATATCCGTACAGGTAATATCCAATGGTATAATCAGGGTATATATCTAATCAATGCACCTAGCTATCAATATGATGCGGCGACATATACTCTATCTTTTTCAGGGCTTGACTTGATGTCTAAATTGACGGGATTGAGAAATGGTGAATTGCAGGGTGTACCTACTAAGATACCTATTGGCTCAGATGTGCGTGGGGCTATAATCGCTGCATTGGAATTAGGTGGGTTCAATAAATACATTGTCAGTGAATGTAAGAATATAGATGACACAATCCAAGAAGTGCCATATGATATTGAGATAGCTCAAGGCGGCACAGTATATGATATTCTTAAGGAACTACGTAACATCTTACCTCAGTATCAGATGTATTTTGATACAGATGGTGTATTCCACTATGAGATGATACCAAGTGGTAAAGATGCACCGACCTTAATTGATGACGATGTGTGGCAAAACATCCTCATCTCAGAATCAGTAAGCACAGATTTTGAGAATGTTAAGAACTATATAGAGGTATATGGGCGTAGTCATGATATTGACCATTTCAGTGATAGTACAACTGTATCAGGGTCGACTGTGACATTGCATATACCATCATTAACGCCAACTGAAACAGGTGGCTCACCATTACAAGAATGGACGTTGGTTGGTTTTGTACCACCTAGTGATGTAACAGGTGATATTCAACTTACAATTACTGTTGGTGCTAGTGAAGCAGAGTCTACCACATTGGGTACATATAGGTTGGTTGATAAAACAGGTGCATTTATTACAGCTCTAACAAAAGATAAATATTATGTCTCTCAGTTCCAAGCTGATAATACATTCTTAGACTTAGGCAATGACCAAGCATCAGCTGTAGCATATGATGATAATCCAGATAGTCCATTCTACGTTGGTAATCCTATTGGCTCTAGCTCCGTTGGTATTATTAGACATGTATGCTATAGTGGTGAATACGACAATATCATGTCTAATGATCTAGCAAAGCAAAGAGCTGATATAGAGTTATATTGGCGTTGTCGGCTTAATGATAGCATCTCATTAGCTACTATACCAATTCCTTGGCTTGATGTCAATATTATTATGAGCCATGCTATGAAATTGCAAGGCGACCCAAAGAAATATATGATACAGTCATATAATGCGCAATATGGCGATACAAATAGTATGACTATATCAGCGTCAAGCTGGTATCCATATTATACAGAGTATTAAACGAGGTGATTAAATGGCAACTAAATTTCCCAGTCAAGTTGATACATTCCCAACCATGCTAGATATCACAGCCGATGATGCTGAGTTGGTAAAACAGTATCAAGATGCTATGGAGGCTGGTAGCTACGATGTGGCGCAACAGGTATTATCTCAGATGCCAAATGGGCAACAGAAAATTATTTCAGCTGGTCTTATGAATGATGTGCTAGATGGCTTGACGGCAACAGAGCAATATTTTGGTGATAGATATAGCCCTGCTTATATTGTATCTGAAACGCAACCAACATTCCAGCAAGCCACAGATTTTTGGTTTCATGTGACAGGAGCGGCTAACGTATGATGAAATATCAAGATTTACATCTGACTGATGTTGACTTGAATACGCAGTTCAAGCAATATATGTCAGTTGGTCAATACGAGGCGGCTCTAGCCATCCTACAGAACGACCAGTTGACAGATAAGACGATAATGGCGGCTTTATTTAACTATGTGACAAATCGTCTAGTAGCCGTTCAATCAACATCTGACCCCACATTCAAACAAGATATAATCAAGGTTGCTACTCAACCTCCTGCTGGTATGACAAGTGGGCAGGTATACTTCAAATTGAAGGAGTGAATATAATTGGCTGAAAAGAAAAATTTTATTATAGAGAATTATAATGGCACAGATTATGATACTCTATATCCAGAAACAAATAGTGGACAGGTACTATTAGATACGACAGCACAAGCGGCTACTAATCTTCCATCTGGCAAGACGTTGGATGATGCGTTACAATCTATTTCAAAAAATGGAGGAGCATTCCAAGTTGGTGATACGTTGACAACAGCTAGGACAAATCTTGGGGACAAGTGGTTGCTGTGTAATGGTCAGAACGTTAATGCAGAAGATTATCCAGAATTAGTATCTGTATTAGACACATCTTTTAATGAAACAAAACGAGCATCTACGCCCATAACAAGTTATAGCAGCAAAGAACCATCCAGTAGTTTTCAAATAGCACTTTTAGATAATGATAAGTTTGCTAGAGTTGGTACAATTTTAAACAATAATGATCACGGTACGATATATAATGGTAATCTTACGGAATCTTTGTATTCAACAATATCAACGTCATCTGCTGGTGGTACTGTTAGTACTGTTTTAAAAGATATACAATACCAAGAAATGTCTGGAAAATACATTTGTTGTGTTGGCGCGGGAGATCACAGTGGTCCCAATTTAAGGTATGTGTATATTCGTGATTCTCTTAATGCCACAAATCAAACAAGATCGTCTGTTCAATTTAATGCGATAATACATAAGGTAATATTAGTTCCAAATAGTACAAATTTTTATGCCGTTGGGTCTCCTTCGACAACGATTACGTTTGAAAAAATGGACTCGATAACGAGTTCTAGTTCTTCAATCACATCAGTAAACACAACGGACTTTTGCACTTTTATAAGTCATGGATTATATTTAAACAATATGGCATTTGCTATGGGTGGTCAATATAATGCAAACCTTACAAGGCTGGTTGGTCAAGGTGAATTAGCCTGTACAGGACCATTGTCATCACTACATTTTACTTATCCTTCAAATAAATATTATGGACAATTAGCTGGTAACGACAATGTGGTTGTTGCAGTTGGTAACATAAATGACAATTTTTCTATTATGGCAAGCACTGATTTTACAAATTGGGTGAACACGGGGTTCCCGGTTGTATCTGATAACAATTATCCTTGTACACTAATTGTTAAAGGCGATGTAATTATTGCAACGATTACAAATGGTAATGGAACAGATGTTTATACAACCGGTTATTCCAACGGATTTAATTGGAAAAAAATACAGCATATTAGTAATGTAAAATTTGTGACTGGGACTGTTAGTAAGGATGGCTCAACAATATATTGGCTTACAAGTGATGGTATAATGATAGCTTATTCGTGGGGATCATTAAATATTCCAGAAGTGTCTATTTCTGATAGGTTGTATACTTATATTAAAGCAAAATCATAAAGGAGGTAGTAATATATGGCATTATCAACTCCGACATTACCGGCAAAAGCTGGTTATGTAGAAATCATAGATGAGAATGGCAATCATGTGTATGCGCCAACTCAAGAGACGATTGATAAACAGGCACAACAGGCTCTAATTGATGAGCTACAAACAAAACTAGATGAGGCTAATAAGGTTATTGATACTATGATTGGCTTGTCTACAAAAGAGGAGGTGGCTGAATAATGGAAAGAATTGCATATGCAGAGCAATTTAGAAAAGCAGTACAGTATTTTGCTACAACTCTACCAGAAGAAAAGGCGCTAGTTGTATCTAGCATCTTTGATGAATGGGCTGTTAATGTAAAATATGTAACTGGTGATTGGGTAGCGTATGGCGTTAATGCTGTAGGCGACCCACAGTTATATCAGGTGCTACAAGATCATACATCTGCGGCTCAATGGACGCCAGATGCAGCCACTAGCCTATATAAGGCGGTTGGTATTGACCCAAGCGGCATCCCTCTATGGGTTCAGCCACTAGGCGCGACCGACGCATATAAGCTCGGCGATATTGTCATGCATAATGGAAAGAAATGGAAAAGCTCTATTGATAACAATGTATGGGAACCGGGTGTATATGGTTGGGAAGAAGTGACTGAATCCACAGGAGGTGGTGGAGGCGGTAGTACAACTGAACCAGAAACTCCACCCGCTGAAACAATCCCTGATTTTGTCCAACCAACAGGCGCACATGATGCGTATAAGAAGGGCGACAAAGTCAAATTTGAAGGTAAGGTATATGAAAGCTTGATTGATGCCAATACATATAGTCCATCTGCATATCCTGCTGGATGGAAAGAAATTACTGAATAATAGGAATATAGGAGGAATATAAAATGGATTATACTCAGATTATCGTTAGCGTTATTAGTCTTATTGTAGCTGTTCTTACTGGCGTTCTTGTACCATATCTCAAGCAGAAATATGGTGAAACCAAGATTGCCCAGACACAGCAATATGTAGATATTGCTGTCAGAGCCGCAGAACAACTATTCAAGACCGAACAAGCACAAGAGAAAAAGGCATATGTTGTCAACTACCTGTCTGAGCACGGTATCAAATTCGATTCGGCTACTATTGAGAACATGATTGAATCCAGCGTCCTACTGCTCCATAATGAGCTATATGGCACTAAGCAAGAGGAGACTAAGTAATATGGCTGTATATATTGGTCAAGCCAGCATTGATGAACATGGTGGTATCCATGGCGGTCAAGCTGGTAATCAATCAGGTCGTGAGCTAAATAAATCAGGTTGGTATAGTGGTGGTTGGACATTGCTAATTCGAGCCAAAGACTCAAAGACGGCTGAAAAGATGGCTAAGGCGTGTGAAGCTGGTGTAGCTAATAAAAATATTGGCTATGATCAATGGCAAAGAAATACGCTTAGAGCTGAAGCAAAGAAAGTCGAATGGAATCTAGCCGCAATTAAGATCCCATGTGAAACAGACTGTAGCGCATTTATGGCGGTTTGTGCTGAGGCGGCTGGTGTTAATATGGATGTAGCATATGCACAAGGCAATGCTCCTGCTACATTTCAGATGAAACAGCAATGGGCTAAAACGGGCAAATTTGAGATGATTACAGATAAGAAATATCTAACATCTAGTGATTATCTAAAGCGCGGTGATGTGCTAGTAAATGAATCTAGACATACCGTAATGGTACTTAACGATGGGTCTAAAGCTGAGAAGATTGATGAAAAGCATGAGGCAAATAAAGCAAAAGTAAAGAGCCGCTTTGGATTCACTGATGCTACAGTAGATTGGCTAGATACATATAAATACAATAAAGACCTGATGGAGAAATTAGCTAATAAGGGATGATAACCCATGCTTAAACTTAGGAATAAGCGAAGATGGGCTAAAGGAGAAATGAGCCGGACGATAGTAATATACTGTCTCCGGCTCTTAACTTTAGTAATGATATGGGCAGCTTGCTTAAAGACATATGCTGTTATACGTTGGGGCGAGACAATTGGATGTGACCTTAGCGATGTGCTGATATATGCAGCTGGTGCTTTTGGCTTTGAACTGATTTCTCTAGCATTTAAGCGCATCTTTGCTAAAAAGAATGAGAATCCAGATGAATATAGTTGATAGGATGTGATAATATATGGCAACAATCAGAGCCGCAGATGGTGGTTATCTATTAAATTCAGACCAATTTAATTATACCAAGGATGCACAGGGCAGACCCGTGCTTAATGTAAAGGGCGGCGTTGGAGGTGCTGGCGCATCAGGTGATTTCAAGTCAGATGGCACAGTGCCAATGAGCGGCAACCTATATATGAACGGCAATAATATCATGGGCGTTAAATCCATTAGCAATACAGATAGCGGCATGGCTATTGAATCAGAGGTCAGCTTGAACAACCATAAAATCACTGATCTGCTCGACCCAGTTGCAGACCAAGATGCGGCAACCAAGGCGTATGTAGATGGGCATAGTCTACTTGGCGATGATGGCATGATTGATAGCGACCTGAACATGAATGAGCATGGTATTGTCAATGCCCATAGAATCAGCACAGACGGTCCGGCTCCATTATATATCGGCTCTACCATTGAAGCAACCGGTACAAATGCGCCTAGATTAACTGGCTCAAATGATGGCACAGCAGCATTTGTTAAGGCTGATACACAAGCTACTTATGTGCCTATCAGTGTAGGTGCGCCAACATCAGTGAATCATGCCACTACTAAAGAATATGTAGATGGCAAGACAGGTGCAATCCAAGCTAGTGCATTGCTCAAATCAGGCGGCACTATGGTAGGTAAACTCAAGCTAACGGCTGACGCGACTGAACCAAATGATGCAGTTGATAAGGCATATGTTGATGCTATTTTACCAGCATTCACAGCTGACGATAACGATAAGGTGCTAGGCATTGTAAATGGCGCATTAGCATGGGTAGCTAAAGCATAATTATAGAGAGGGGAATGAAATATGGCTAATTGGTGTGGAGGCATTAAGCTAGATAAAAATACACTCAAGATTATTAACGGGGTGATTTGTGATGCAAATGCAACAACTGTTGATAGAAGTAAAGCAGTATCTACTTGCGGTCAGCTCTGGGATGGAGCATTATTTACCGTGGTTAAAGTTGGTGGCGCTGGTTATATCACTCTACATGGTTCGGAAGGCGAAGAAATTGGTGCGCCTATTATGGGTCGTGGCAATTGCGGCGTTGGTCTTGATGGGCGCTTTTTCAAGGTAGTCAAGGGTGCTGTTACTCTACAAGAGGGCTTCTTGCTTACTGTTGATGTAACGCCAAAGGACGCTCTTATTACTGTGACGGATGTTGACGGCGAGACGGTTGAGCCTGTTGCTGGCAATACTAAGCAATTCTTACTAAGCGGCATTGGTGATACATATACTGTTACAGCTACTAAAGCAGGATATACTACTGAAGCCAAACAGGTCAAGAATACAGGAGACCAGACGTTTACTATTGTAATGAAAGAAGCTGTTGGCGGCTAATATATAATTATGGGGAACATTGGATAGATTATTATGTCTACCATGTTCCCCATTTTTTTACTATGTTAATTTATCTTCACAAGCAATAGCATCAGCTAATCCACGCCTATATCCTAAGTCATATCCATCTGTTTTGCCCATTTGATACCCGTCGTCATATCCAGTGTCATATCGTTCTTGAGCAGCTTCTTCACGTCCATCTTCAAGCCCATTCAAGTATGCCTCATCGCAGCTGACAAGCTCAACATCCAGATTCTCATATTTAGCCATCTCAGCATTGTGTCTATTACATAGGTCTTCAATCACGGCTTGAATGATAGTATCCTGTTTGCGGCATAGATAGATGCTGTCGCCATCGACTAATAGCTCATAGTATTTTCCTATTGGTCTAAACTTCCACATCAAATTCACCTCCTTCCATATCCTCTATAGCGTCATTATATCCAATGTCATATCCATCATCATAATTTTCTAATGCCATATATAGCATATTAGCAAATAGTTCACATGATGATTTAGCCGAACCGGACATGATAGCAATAGGCTCATCTGGCTCTTCTGGATAATATAGCTCTACACGGTATCTACTACCATTGATACATAGTCGTGGTAAAATCATATACCAGTAGACCCGAATGCGCCGTCCCCGCGCTCTGTTTCATCTAGCTCATCAACTAGCTTAAATTCAGCCTGTTCATATGGTCTAAATTCAAACTGGGCAATGCGGTCGCCATTGTTGATGACTTGATATTTGTCTGTGTCATTATGAACAGCTACAATATATTCGCCAACGTAATCACAATCGCAGACTCCCAAACAATTCGCCGGTCTTAAGCCATTCTTGGTAGCTAATCCAGACCGTGCATAAATGAATCCAGCATATCCTTCAGGTGGCTGAAATGCCCATCCTGTAGGAATCTTAATTGTCTCATGTGGCGCAATATTAACTCTATCAAAGCAAACACCGCTATATTCCATATGCTTGAAATCGACATGTGTAGGATTCAGGTCAATGCACTTATCTACCCTTAGGTCGCAATATAAGTCACAGCATGCCGCTTTTTCACTACCATAAGTAGGTAGCTTAGCTGTATCTGATAGTCGCTTAGCTTTAATCTTCATTTGGTTCATATCCTCTCTGTGTTAATTCTAGGAATCGTGGTAGCGTCTCGCAAAAATCACAGAACACCTGCCAATCAGTAAGGGCGTGAGACCGTCTTTGTTGATAGATTGTTTTAAGCTGCCTATAATTTGTGGTCATTGCAGCTGTAAGCTCAAACCCGCTAGGGATATTATATAGCATCTCAAGCCGCGCTTCTTTTATTTCATCTGGATTGATACTATATTCTGGCTTTTTATTCATGGCAACTAGCCAATTGTAGCGGTCTATCTTTTCTTGTAGAATATCAATAGCTCTAGGATCTACATAACGATTGCATTGCAATCTGGGGTTCATATTTTGTAGTTTGTGCATTGTAGAGCAAGATGAGACGAAATCCATGAAGTGGTATCTTTGCAATTCTACCCATGCCTTTTGACTAAATGTAAGGTCAAATTGGACAATAATTCCATTTAGAGCATTATCATGCCCTTCACCCGTTGGGCAATTCAAGCAAGCCAAAATACCCTTAGTAAGCTCGGCGGTCAAGCCGTCAAGCTCAACCGCCTTTGGATACTTAGCCGCTCTAATGGAATCATTTAGTGCATATACACGAACATTAGATACACTAGGCAATTAGTCGTCCTCCTCATCGCATTCGGTCAGAACTTCCTCTGTAATGTCATGGCATTCTACATCTACTAAATATAAATCGTCCTCATCATAGTAATTAGGCGAATATGTTACCATATCAACCTCTACACAAGTGTTATCATCGACCCATACGCGCTCACCAATACGAGGGATAATCATACGCGCGGCATGGGTATATGTCCACACACGTCCTTCACAATCTTCATTGCCATCAATAAAATATCTTAGTAGAAATTCCATTTATTTAATCCTCCCAATTATATGGCTTGCAGAAATAGCTAATCTCATTTGGCGCAACATATTTCTGTAGCACTACATACATTTCCTGTTCATCATCGTCAGCATTGATTGGTAGATATACTAAATCACCTTTGTTTGGTTCGCCCATTAGATCTAGTTCATCACATGAACAAATCCAGTCCTCATTACCTAGTCTGCCTAGATAGAAATTGATACGATTTTCTGTCATTTTAGTTTACTCCTTCTCTTATTCACATTTTGTATCATATTGGTTTACAGTTGGCTTACGCATATTCCAAATACCGTATTCTTTTAGTCTTGAAGTTATGACCAATCTACTTATAGGCTTGTTTTCATCTGATATTTGTTTAACAGATTTCATATTATCTATATATTCCATTTTTAAGAAATCATAAGATAATACTCTTTCATATAACTCCTGATATTGTGCAAGAAATTCTTCCGGTTCAATATAATCATGCACTTTCAAATATCCATGGTATGAATTATGCAATTCGCTTGATGGAAAAATGAACAAATTATCAGGAGATGAATTTTTTCTATTTCTATCTCTATGATGAATAACTGCACCATCCGGTAAATTGTTGCCATATTGTTCTTCTGCAATTTTTACATAGCTGCGTCTTGGGTCGTTTGGAATTACGTATTTAGTCCTATTTCGATAATATTCTTTTGAGTTGAATGGGCGTATTTCTACGCCCAATTTTTTCAACTTTGTTTTAATTACCCCATGTGTGATATTAAAAATTTCCCCTATTTGTCTTGTTGACAATTTATCGTCAAGATAATATTTTAATAATAATTCAGGTTCTACAAATTTTTCTTCTGCCATAATTATTCACATCGACTCCAAGAACAATTAGGGCATTGCACACATCCACCAATATGCACGATAGGCTCACCGCATTCAGGGCACACCTCTGTTGGTGCGTTGTAAACATTACCGCTATCTTTTGCCATTTGAGCAAGCTTATCGACAACTTTGTTGAATACCTCTGTTGCCTTATCAAAATTTTCAGCGATTGTTTTAGATGCTTTATTTATTTTTCTTGATGTGACAGGAATATCATCCTCTTTATCATCTAGCTCACTCTGCATCTCATTGTACATATCTACTAGAGCATTACCAATAGCCATGGGGCAACACGAGCCTTTGCTTGTATCGTGATGAGTTGCCTTGCGAGTAGCATAAGATGGGCATACACCAGTCGAATCAAGCTGGTCTTTGATGGTCATAATATCTACACCAGCGCGGCATAGTAGACTGACCATGCGGCTTAGGCCTGTCATGAAATTAGCACATCCACCAGTCGACCCTTTATTGAAATATACCTCTTGTAGAGTGCCATCAATAGGGTCAAAAAATGCTAGAACATGAAGTGAGCCACATCCTGTCTGGATTTTGCGCTTTTTGCCAATCAGGTCATTGCTTGGTTCGATGATTGAGCCGCGAGGAAGAGTAGGAGATGTGGATTCAGGTTTAGGCTCAGTGTCTTTCTTTGTATCAGTAAGCAAAATACCCTGACGGATTGCATTTGGTCTAAAGATGGTGCAACCCTTAATGCCCTTCTTCCAACACTGAATATAAATATCCTTGACTTTATCAAATGATGCTTCAGTAGGCACGTTGATTGTCTTGCTGACGCTCATGTCGGTATATTTGCTGATAATAGCAAGCATAGCTACATGGTCATCAACAGACATATTAAGCGCAGTTGGGAAAATATCATGTTCGTCAAAATCAAGCTGCTTGCCCTCATCCTTTAGCTTATGATAAAGATAATAAGCATAATCCATCATCTTGACGATTTTTACGTCCTTATCGTCCTGACCGCCAATTTTTACCTTTCGGTCATAGCTTAATGAGAAGATTGGCTCGATACCACTAGAGCAGTTATTACCAAACGCCATAGAGATTGTGCCGCATGGTGCAACCGCCTGAATCTTAGCATTACGAATGCCATATTTGGCAATATCCTTAGCCAATGTAGATTCTAATGTGTCCATTACATAATTGCCGCGCATATGATTGTCTGGTTTACATAGAGGGAAACAACCCTTTTCTTTAGCAAGCTGAACTGACGCATAATATTCTGCGTTGGTAATCATTTGCATTAGAGATTCAACATAATCTCTCGCTTCTTGACTATCATATTTCATGCCAAGCATAGCAAGCATATCTGCTAAACCAGTGATACCAATACCAATAGTGCGCATACTCTTTTGATAATTTTCGTAAATCTTGTCAGGAAATTTATTAACATCAATAATATCATCAAGCATACGAACTGCAATAGAGATTGTATTTCTTAGAGCATCAGTATCAAGATGTGCTTGCTTAGTAAATGGATTCTTTACAAAATTGTGTAGGAACAACGAACCAAGATTACAAGCGCCACCATATTGCGATGGGTCTGCTGCATTGATTGTTCCTGCTAGATATTCAGCGCATGGATTGCTACAAACAATTCTTTCTACATACCATGCAGGATTACGGTTATTGGCATTGTCCTCATAGAATACGCCCGGTTCGCCATTATCATATGCCATCTGCATGATTTCATTCCAAATATCACGAGCTGGAACTAGCTTTGTAAATTGCTTATCCCACTTATCTGGTGGTAGCTTATTGCCCTTCTCATCATAAATAGGCCAATGTAGCTGAACTTGACCATTGTCAATGACAAGATGCATAAAAGCATCATCTACTACAACAGATAGGTTGAAATGATTGAGTCGTCCTTCTGTAGCTGACTTAGCATGAATAAATTCAAGAATATCAGGATGATATACACTTAGCATACCCATGTTTGCGCCGCGTCTTGAGCCTTGCTGTACTGTAGCCGTCTGAGCATTAAATACATCCATGAAACTAACTGGACCAGATGCAATGGCATCATTACGGGTCTTATAGCCATTAGGTGCTAGATTACTAAAAGCGTATCCAATGCCGCCACCAGCCTTATGTGTCATAGCACCTAGCTTAACCGCATTAAAAATCTGCTCCATGCTATTACCAATAATAGGTGCTACAAAGCAGTTGTTTAGAGTTAGCTTTTCGCCAATACCGGCATTGCTCATGGTGCGTCCAGCGGGGAAGAAATAGCCTTCTTTCATAATACTGAAGAATCTATCTGCCCATTTAGGCGCGTTCCAATCCCCTTCTGCGGATGCTACAAAATCAGCTACACGCCATAGCTGGTTATCATATGACTCGCCATCCTTTTGGTATCTATCTTTCCAAATAGATTCATATACCTCATTTACAAACAATAAATCGTCCTCCTTTTATTTCTCTTTAACATGAATAACAATATTTGGCTTATTGGTATCCATATCAATTACTGTGTCAATATGGTCAACATCATATAGCTGGTTTCCAATATGGATGCGAACAGATTGATTAACAATATCTCTGTTCATAAAACTAATGACATAATGTGCAATGGCGTCATAAAATTCACCAACAGTCATTACATTACCTCCTTGTCCTATATATTATCACGATTCGGTTGATTTGTCAAGAGGCTTTTTTAAGCCTTCGATATAGTGATAAATAGAATTGGCACAATCTGAGCATACGTCCTCAACAACTTTAAAATATTCAGCTTGTACACAATCATTATCAATGCTGACAGTATATCTGTTTTTAATGCTTATAATCTCTTTACCACATAAATCACATAGCCGTTTGGTCATTCCTCATTCTCCTTGTCAAGCAATTTCTTTAATCTCTTTAGACATTCTGGACAAAGCCAAAATTCATCTTTACTATAATATGAACCGGTATATCCAAGCTCATTTGCTCCACATACTGAACATACTCTGGTTGGTTGCATACTGGCAGTTGTATGCATATAATCAGGCTTGATAACGCCATAAGCAGTATTCATCTATCCTCATCCTTATCCATTAGCAAATTCACCGCATCAACAAGCTCATTAATCTTATTTAGAATATCATCACTTACCATTCTTACAAGCTGATTATCCGACTTGATTGCATTGGCAAAAATGTGCTTGTTGCAATCACCGATTGGTTCAATCCTCTTCTTTTCTTTCTTAGTGAAATCATATGCGCCGATACGGGCAAAATTGTTTGAGATAGTTTTATCTGTTACTTCAAAACATTGACAATCGTCATCTGCAAATCGTACATACAGACCAGTAACCCCATGCAACAAATCATGAATGCTCTCAATATATCCAACCCATTCATCTACTGTTTCAACATAATCCCCTACATGAAATTCATAGTTCATTTAATCAGCATCTCCTTTAATTCAGTATCTCTTTCCTTCTCCTCTTGTACTTTCAATCCCTCTTGAATAGCCGCCTCATCTCCAATCAATATTAACCGCTCTTGTGCACGTGATACCGCTGTATAGCACAAATTACGACTTAACATCCTTACATGACTTCTATCAATCACCGCAATCACAGCCTTTGCTTGGCTACCTTGGCAACTATGAATAGAAATCGCATATGCCAATAGTGTATTCTTGATATGCGCCTTATCTACTATGCAATCGCCGCAATCATATCGCACAATCATATATGGCTCTTTTTCATCAGGTACAATTTCCATCACCGTGCCAATATCGCCATTAGCCACAAAAGCCGTATCATCATCAACAAGCGGCATAGCATATTCATTCTTTTTATTGATTACCTTATCGCCTACTTTGAAATAAATAGGTGTATCATTGACAGTATGCTCAACCTTGCTTAATTCATTTGGATTGAATTTGGCTTGAATTGCCGCATTGATAGCCAATGAGCCAACCTCACCCTTATTGAATGGAGATAGAATCAGCACATCATCCTTACTATATCCATCTGCTAAGAGCCGCGCATACTCTTGTTCAATTTGCTTGATTACTAATGTATCAGTTTCAATGAACTTATAATCTGTGAAAGTATCTGTCAGATGGTCATTTGCTCCATTTCGTACATCAGTAGCTATTGTAATAATGCCAGACGTGTTGTATCTGAACACCTTAGTCAAGTTGCATACAGTCACTATGCCGCTATCAAGCATATCCTCAACAATGTTGCCACAAGCAATAGATGCAAGCTGAGATGGGTCAGCTATGAAGATTATCTTGGTACTGTCTGTTACTTTGTCAAATAGCATTGATAACAAATGGACGCTAACCATGCTCATCTCGTCAATTAGCACATAGTCACCAAGATTATCGCCACAAGTCAAGAACATATGAATCGTGCTTGCTTCACGCCCTGTTGCTTCTCTTAGCCTCTTTGCCGCAATTCCAGTTGGGGATAAGAGGGTATAAGTATAATTATTGGCTTCTAGCATCTCAACTACGGCTTTTGTAGCAGCTGTTTTACCGCAGTTACCGGTGATAAAAATATTACCATTACGTCTTAGAACGAGCATATGTGAAGGAACAGTAAAACAATACTTATAGCCATCTATTGTTGGAACTTGAATCGGCATTGTTTTTTTATGGTTTTGTCTGTTATCGCAACAAATACCAACCATATTACGCGAAGTAATGATTACATCGTACTCAACGCTTTTTCTCGTATACCACTTCCCACAAGTAAAATATTTCTGCCCGCTTCTATTTCTTGATGAGATTGAGGCTCTATAACCACAAGTGGTAAAAGCAAACTGAACGAAATCGGCATTTTCTTTAACGTTCGCAGAAAATCTCTTTCGTTCAACCCCGCCTTTACTGATATTTACAGAGCCGTCCCAAAAAATAATTTCATCGCAGATAACTTGTAGCTGATGTGAATTACATTGATACCACATATCATCGAATATCTTGGTTCTGATAGGGGCTCGGATATAAAAATCTTTATATCCTTCAGCCGCAGACTGCACCTCTGTATATTCAATACCAGCTTCATCAAATAGCTTTTTGAGACGTTCTTTTTTACGATATTTTTTAATATGGAATCGACATCTATTTGAGTTTGACGCACGACTGTAAAATGATCCATCACAAATAACGGCACACATGACACGAATTTGCTCATCAGTCAAGCTAATGCCTATGCCGCTATAACCAAACGATGTGGCGAATTGCCCTGCCCATCCATTGCCTTTTTGCTTATCGATAACATCTTGAATAGTGCATTCATGTTGATGTCCTTTTTGCGACCAATAAATAATTCTGTGTTCGTCGCATACAGTCATATCAACACCATACTTTGTTTCCATATGCCACAGTGTATCGCATGGCTTCTTGATATAAGCAATAGGACTTACAAGCTCTGCCGTTCCATCCTCGTTGTACTGAAGAACCATATCACCGTTTTGATAATCAGCAATTCGCTTCCAACCAGCGCCAGTAAAAAATTCAGTATCACAATCAACACAACCAGCCGATCCAGTCAACATCATCACATCCTGCTTACAAGCCATCTCAAGAATCCGCGCCTGTTCATCAGTCAGCTCTAATCCGTCTACATTTGTAAACTTCTGCCAATCCATAGGATAGTAATGTGGATTGGCTATTTTTTTCTTGATGACATCAGCAATATGCTGTTCGGCGCTATATGTGGCTTGTAGAGACGTATTTTGGCTAGGCGCGTCATAGTGTACTTGCGCCGCTTTCGTCACAACATCGAGGAGATGATGAACGCATTGAGGGGCTTTGTGCTTGACCACATCAAATAATGCCTTGGCTTGCATCCTTGTATTGCCGTCCAGTTCATTATGCTTTAGGGCATAGATAGTAGCCGCCTCGCATCGTTCATAGCTATCCAACCATTTTACTGTTTTTTTGGTTATTGCTCTATCAGCCCTATCAAATGACCACTCAAGCAAGTTAATCATAACAGCATATGGATTGGTATTTATATCCTTGCTGAATCCATATATATTCTTATATGTCGCTGCAATTTTATTTATATCCTCATCATGCTCAATGCCCCAAGCATATGTTTCTCCCATAAATTCAACACGCTTGTTGATTGTTTTGATTTTGTCAATATATCTTGGCAATAGCACCTTGCCTACGCCACGAATTTTTTTGTAGTCCAGCTTGTCGGCTTCACCGTTCAACACCATACTGACAAAATGAGGATATGCGGCATGACATGATTCAGCTTGTCCATTGGTCATTAAGCTGCGCAATGTCTGTAGTTCGGCTTTTTCTGTTAGCTCAAATTTGCCATCTTTGGCTACAAATCCAGCAAAGCCAATGAATTTATAACTATACTTATATTTATCATCCTTACATGGCTCTATGATACAATCAATGGATTGCTCTATCTTTAGATCAGCAATGCCTGTTCCTTTTAGGCTGATTGTGCCATATTTAGGATGTGTTTCTATTGTTTCATCCTTAGTGCTGCATGATATAATTGAAAAATTGGATTCAGGGTTATTGAATATCATGCGCATTGGGGTTAATTTTACTGTTTGCATGGAATACACCTATACAATTTTTCTGTTTTAGTTGTACGGCTTGCCTTGTCCAATGTGCATTTCAGTTTGCCTTCCCAGATACATTCAAATCCGTCCTCTGGCATCCAATATTCACTAATCAGAACAATATTGGTTTTAGCCATCTCTTTGCACCAAGCATAAAATTTTTCATACGGAAAGTCAGACGTAGCATATTTAGTAGTATCGCGGTAGGGAGGGTCACAATAGATAACCATATTGTTTGCATCATCTAGCGTGTATCGAATGAAATCTCTACATTCAAACGCAATTCCTTTCAGTTCAAATGCTTGTTTTCTAATATTGCGAATAGCTTCATCAGTATAATTTCGGATAGTCCCAAGTTTAGTTTTTACGCCATTTGCATAACCGCCAAACCATTTGCCGT